GGAGCACGAGCAGGATGGCCGTCGCTTCCTCAAGCCGCCCGGCGGCGATCGCCTCGATGGCGCGGAGCTGCTGCGATGAACGGTCCATGGCAGCCCTCAGATCGAGAAGCGGCCCTGGCCGCCAGTGGACGATGCGGGTCCGGCTTCAGCCGGAGCCCCAGCCGTTGATTCGTGGTTCGAGACTTGGGGTTCTGGGCTCGGATGTCCGGCTTCAGCCGGGCCGACGTCGCCGAGCGGCAGGGCCTGCCCGCTCAGGTCGCGCAGCGTCTGCAGCAGGACATCCGCCTGCCCCTTGTGCCGCTTCAGCATCACGAGCCGCTGCGCGGGCGGCGTGTTCATGGCAGTGAAGCCGGCGAGAATCGCCACCGCGGCCGGCGCCGGGCAGTCCAGCTCGGACGCGATCAGGACCTCGGGCGCGAGCGCGGCCCCGGCCTTCAGATCCCCGAACGCCTCATCGATCGTGGTCTCGCCGTCCTTCAGCGCCGTCCGCAGCCCCTGCAGGTCCTCGAGATGGTCGAGCGTGACATCCGCCTCGCCGCGGATGCCGCAGTAGGCGTAGAGGTCGGCCGGGGTCTTCCCGTATTGGACCTTGAAGAACTCGAGCACCCTGGCCCAGCGATCGGCGAGCGTCTTCGCATCCCCGCGGGCGATGACGAGGCACTTGTCGTAGATCCCCGACCAGAGCGCGCGGGGGATGACGTGGAGGATCGCGTTCCGGGTGGCGATGCTGATCCCCGCGTTCGACGTCACCCCGATCATGTCGTCCGAGTAGGTGTGCCCCTCGCGCGTGGTGATGCGCCGCTTCACGTCGATCGAGAACGCGGAATTCGTCTCGAGGTCCCACGCCATGCCGCGCAGCAGGACGAACCGGGCGTCCTGGTCGATCGTGACGCCGGCGATCCGCATGTGCCCCCAGCTCGCCACGAGCAGCTCCGCGAACCGGATTGAGGGCCCCTGGATCTTCTTGTAGCCGCTCGGCTCGTTCCTGTCCTTGCGCTTCAAGGTGTAGAAGCACGACTCCGCGATGTCGCTGGTCCGCGTGGCCAGCGTCTCGAGCTTCTTCAGAAACGTGGTGATGTCGCGCGGGAAGGCGCGCGCGGTCCGGACCTGCACGTCGATGGCCCCGCGCTCCATCGCCTCGGCAATCCCGCCGGTCCCTGGCACCGTCATCGAGACGTCGGCGTCCATCACGTCCCCAGCCATCACCGTCTCGTGCGGATGACGAGTCGCCACGCGCGACACTGGCGCGGCTGCGCGACGTCCTGCTACACTTCCTGCTGGCATTCGAGTCGAGTCCTTTCCTGGGCCGGCCGGCGTTCGCAGCGCCAGTCGGCCCGTCGTCGTTTTCAGGCCTTCATCAACACGCGCGCCCCGAAGATCGCCAGCAGCCGGAGCTTCTCGGCGAGGCTGGCCTTCGCGTACTTCACGCGTCGCTTTGACCACTTCCGCTGCGCGGCGCGTCCCATCTATCTCGCCTCCACCAAGAGCGACTTGAAGTACTCGGCGCACGCGGCGCCGTAGGCCTCCGGTGTCTCGCCTCGCACGATCCGCTCGACGTCGTGCTTGAACGCTGACGGGTCCTCGCGAAAGCGCCGATCCCACAGAGCGAACGCGCGAACCATCTGCGTACCGGCCACCAGGATCTGGTCCATCTCGAAGCTCCCTTCTCAGCGCCAGCCCGGACTCGCCCACCGACAGCGCTGACATTCCATCCGACGCGCGCGAGGATCGAACCGCATCCGATCGCGCCGCCACCGGCAGACCGTGCCGTGTCGCACCAGGCGCAGCGCGGCCGTGATCCGGTACCAGATGACCTGTGTCGTCAGCAGGTCCGTCGCGATCGCCAACCAGGCGAGCACGGCGTATCCCGCGAGCTCCACGCCCAGCGGAATGCTCATTGCGCCACACAGGCCCAGACGGCCAGGACCGGAATGCCGTGGACGTGCCTAGGGGTCAAATCGCCGGCAGCCGGTTCCGTGTGCCTCGCGATCGGGATGTAGAGCTGCATCGCGTTCGGGCAGGCCGGCTTCGAGGTCGTCAGCGCCAGCCCTGGCGACCTTGCTTCCTGCGCCAGCAGCGCGTAGGCCACGAGGACGGCGATGGCCCACTTCATTGGCCACCCCACCAACGAGCGATCGTCCAGCCGAGACCGACCAGAAACCCACACCAGAGCACGGTCCCGACCAGGCCGCCGACGAAGAGCAGACGCACCACCCACCGTTCCTGTTGCGCGATCGTCATCGCCGCCCTCTCTGCGTCCACTTCCACCACATGAACCGAGCCTGACCAATCAGCACCACGAACCCGACCGCCATCGCGACCCCCCCGAGCAGCGCCGCCACGATGAAGCCCACCACGCGCAGCACCTGGAGCAGATCGATCAACGCTCCACCGCCAGGGCGAGATCGCCGAGCCCTTCGAGCACCTGGGCGAGCGCAGCCCGGCCGAAGCCGAATCGGCGGCTGATGGCGCGATTCATCTCCAGGTGGAACGCCGGCGGCAGGCAGAGCAACTGGACGAACGACGGGCGCTCCCGGTGATCGACCAGGCGCCAGCGGCGCACCAGCGCATCGGACACGCCGATGCAGTAGGCCGCCTCCTGGCTCGTGATGCTGGCTTGTGTCAACGCTTCGTCAAACAGTTGAGCGGCAAGGGCATCCGGCTCCTGCGAACGATTTGTTCGCACGGGGCTGTCCTGCGAACTTTTCGGAAGCAGACTCGGCGGCAGGTTCAGCTGAGCATCAGAGCGTGACTTCATCGCGACACCACCAGGCCGAGATCGCTCGGCTCGATCGGGAGCTGAAACGGCTCCGCCGCCGGCTCCGGATGCGGGCGCGACTCCGCCGCGCAAGGAACGCTATCGGGGAACTGCTGCGACCCACGCAGCATGGCGAGCAGGCGTGGCCCGCCCGGCAGGAACACGATCGATTGCCGGCCGACCTGCGGGCGCTCGGCGCGCTGCTCTGGCAAGTGGATCAGCTCCGCGCGCGCGTCGCGCAGGAGTTGCACGTGAGGCTGGAAGAGGAAGAGCGGCGCCATGACTAGGCACCCCTCGCCAACCGGTTCAACACCGCGTGATGCGCGATGTGACAGGCGCGGCACAGCCACCGGACGACGAGCGGCTTGGAATAGTCGTCGTGGTGCCCGTGTGGCTTACACGAGACGCCGCAGGCCGAGCAAGACGAAGGGCGAATCAATCGCCCCGAATTCACTGCAGCACGCGCCGCGACTTGCGCAGCCACCTTCTCCGGATACTTGGCTTGGAACCGGCGGCTGTAGCGGCTGTGGAACCTCGACACGCCTCCGCGCCAGTTTGGATTCTTGGCCCCGACTGCTCCAGTATTCCTCGCCCGCGTCACGCGACCGGCACGCTTCGCGGCGCAGGCTACTGAGCACAGGCGGCCCCGACGCGGATGACGCAGCTTGCGCCGCTCGGTCTGAAACTCAACGCCGCACTCTTCACAAATGAATGGGATTAGGCCGACGCGGCGGTTGCTGCGCGTCGTCGCAACTTGTTTGCACAGTTCGACATAGCCGAACTGATCAGAACATATATTATGCGATCCCGCCATAATGCCTCGTCTTACGCGCGCGATTCTTCGGCATCCACCCGAGACGTGCGCGGTCTGCGCACGGTAGCCGGACTGGCTGGCGGCCATTCCACCATGTTCGGGATCGGGACGCCCGTGACCTCGTGCAGCGCCAGGGCCGTCCCCAGCGAGCACCGCCGTGACTTGCTCAGGATGGAGGACATCGTCCCCTTCGACACCGAGCAGCCCTTCTGCGCGAGAAGGCGAATGAGCTGGGTCGCGTTGGTACCTGTGGCCTCCATCCAGTCATGAAGGGACGCGTGTGGCGCCTGCCCGTTCCGCCCGCGCGGCACGCGTCCAGTGCGTACTTTGTGAACCATGGCGGGTAGCCTACGCCCACTCCTGTTGCGGTGTCAAGTCCCGAGTTCGTACTCCACGAACCACACTAGCGTTTCCCCGCCTGCCCGTGGTACCAGACAGTCCCTCGTGACTTCTAGCGCGCGTCCCAGTGCCGCCGTTCGCATTCAGGCCCGCCTGGTCGCGCTCGTCGAGCGCGCCATCAAGACAGGCGCGCTGCCCAGCCAGAAAGTCTTTGGCGACCTGGTCGGCTTGCGAAAGTCCGGCGTCACCCGCCTACTGAAGGGCGCTGGCACGTCACTCGGCCCACTGGCCCGCTTGGACGCGATTGCGGAGGCCCTTGGGACGTCACCAGCCGCGCTTGTGCGCCACGAGGGCAGCACCCTTGACGAGTTGTCCCCAGACGAGGAACGGCTCCTGTCCCATTGGCGGCGGTTGCCGCTTGACGCGCGCGAGGCCGTGCTCCGGCTCTTTGACTTCTACACAGGTTTGGAGCCTGACGAACGCGCGTTGCGTGGACTCGTGGCGAAGATACGCCGGTTTAAAAACCAAGCCGATATTGGACAGGTCGAACGCACGGTGGAAAGTATTCTGAAGGCGCAGCGGCGCCGATAGGGGAAGGAACGTGTACTGGTTCATCGTCGTGGCACCAATTTGCGCCGGGATCCTGTACTGGTCGCTCGAAGGCCGCGGGCGTCGGGGCGAGTACATCGCTGCCGCGATCGTTCTGGCCGTACTCGCGTGGCTGATGTATCAACTCGTCTCTGGACCGATGCCCGTCCCCACCAGTAAGGCGGAACTCCGTGGGGTGCAATTTCTCGGCGAGCACGGGCCGCCGCTGATGCTCGCTCTCGCCGCGCTGGCCGTGACGTGCACGGTCGCGAGCGCCCTGTTCCGACCACGCGTCACGCCTGGGCCTCCAACGACGACCTGCCCCTTCTGCGCGGAGACGATCCTCCCGGCCGCGTGCGTCTGCAAACATTGCAGCCGTGACATCCCAGGGACACGGCGCGCCTTCACTGCACAATGAGCCGGCCGCAGGCACGACGGCCGTGAACACTACCCGATAGAAAGGAACGCCGATGACTACCCTACTCGTCGTGCTCGCCGTCGCCGCCGCCGCCCTGGGCGGACTCATGCTCTCAGAGGCGACGACAGGCGTCGGCGTGGTGGCTGGCGCGTGCCTCCTGGCGATCTTTGCCAGGATGGCGCAGGCGCGGGCCGACCACGCCTCGCTCATCACCGAAATCTGGCGCACCACGAACCCGACGCGCGCCGAGGAAGCGCCGGGATCCGCCGGGCGCGAGGCGCCGCCGAAGTCCAAGGCACGGATCGTTCACGGGATCGTCGTCGACGAGGGGCTGTGAATCACCCTACCGCGTCAGCCGCCCGACGACCCACGTGCCGAGCGCCCAGCCGAGGCCGGTGAAGAACCCGACGCAGGCCCACGTGACACACCCCATGACGCTGATTGCTGTTGGCATGCTCTCTCCTGTTCACTGTGCTAGGATTTCGCCCGTGATCTGCATGCGTTGCGACAAGGAAGGCGGCCTGCTCTACCGCGGCCTCTGCCGCTCCTGTGCTCCAGCCCTCCATGATTCGTACAAGCACGAAGCGCAGACATGGGAGCGACTGTTCGCGGACTTCACCGCGGCGACTGGGCTGGACCATTTCACGAACTGGACCGCATTCGAGGAATGGCTCGACGCCGCAGTCTCGAATCCCCCAGAGCGCGTGCCGGTAGACGGGAGCCACGTGCCAATGTATCTCCCTGACGGCTACGGAACGACCACGAAACCTCAGTAGTCGTCCGACGTCGCGTACCACCCGCCCGGCGTCAGCACGCCGCGGTCCCAGCTCACGCGGGCGTAGGGTCGTCCGCATACTCGTCGAGGATGGCGCCCAGCATCACGATGACCTCCTCGATCTGCGGGAGCTCCTTGATGCGCCACCAGCCGAAGGTCTGCCCGATGCGCGCGGCCGTCATCGCCAGTCGCACGACCGCCCGGATTCTGTCGAGATTGCGTTCTGCCATTGTGAGTCTCCCTGTCGCTATTTCCCGGTGAACGTGCGCTCGCCGAAACACCCTTCGGCCGTCTGCCCAGCGGCCTTCCGTCGATCGAAGCAGTCCTGAATCATGATGTTCTTGATGTCCCGCAGGATCATCGAGCTTTCACTGGTGTCGTTGACGTGCAGCCGCATCACTTCGTCCACGGTGGTGATGCGCGGTTCGATCTTCGTCACCGCCTTGTCGATGTTGTCGATCTTCGGTGTCACGGTGAAGATCAGCCAGTAGAGCAGCACTGAGGCGACCGCGACGCCGAAGCCGAACTTCGCGATCAGCTGCGCCCACCAGGGCGCGTGCCGCATGCTGCCGCTGAACGTCTCGTCGGTGGAGGTCGCTGATCGATGGTTCGTCATGGGTCACCTACGGGTCCCGCGAGTAGATCGTCCACGGCGCTCGCCGTCACCGTGACGACCAACGCGTCTAAGATCGCCGCCATAGATCAGGCCAACTCGATCGTGAGCACGCCCTGCCCCGCGAGGCCGGACTCGAAGTTGTTGTCGACGTCGAACCCGGCACCGCCCCCGCCGCCGCCAGCGTAGATGCCGCCGTGCAGCACCCCGCCACCCGCGCCACCGCCGCCGCCGCTCTCGCTCGCGCTGTCGAGCACCAGCACGCCACCGTCCAGCAAGTCGCCGCCGTTGCCCCAGATCGCCGAGCCGGGGCCAGACGGAGACGGGCCCGCGCCATCACCGGTCGGCCCGAGCCCGCCCGCACCACCCGTCTGGTCGGTGCCGTCTCCGCCGTCGCCGCCGTTGAATTGATTGCTGATGGTCGCCTTCCCGCCGCCCGCACCACCGCCACCCGTGACACCGGACGCCCCGGGTAGGCCGTCATCGTTCGCCTGGCCCAGCCCGCCCGCCTCGCCGTCCACGCCGCCAGCGCCCACGTCCGCGGTCAGCGTCAGCAGGAGCAGGATGCTCGAGCCTGGCTCGCGGAAGTAGGTGGCGCCAGGAATAGAGAAGGTGATGTAGAACACCGAGTTCGATGCCGGGTTGACCGACCAGGCCGCGTGGACGGTCGCCACCTTCGTCGCCCCGACGTAGTCGGTAATGACACGGGTCTGCCCGACTCCAGTGCCCGCGGTGATGACGATGATCTGGTGGTTGTAGAAGTCGTCCACCGCCGACGCGCCCACATCGAGCGTGATGGTGGACGCCCCACCCGCCTGCGCCGTGCCCGTGTGCGAGATGGTCGGACTGCCAATGATGTCGCCCACCCGGCACTCGTAGGCGAACTGCGTGAGCGGCACCACGACACCGGTGAGGTTGGACGCCCCGCTGCTGCCGCCGTTGCCGCCCTCGTCCGTCGCCAGGTTGGGATGCCCACCCAGTTCACCGGCCCCAACCCCCTTGACCCGGATGTCCACGCCGAACCGATTGAACGCCAGCGAGTAGGTGCCAGGCACGGTCAGCGCCAGCGGCCCGTCCTGCGACAGGTTGTGATTCCCAGACGCCCCGCCGCCCACCAGGCTGTAGGACACCGTGACATCGGTATCGTTCGGGTCTGGTGGTGGCGGTGGCGGTGGCGCCACATCGCCGGTCGTCGCCGGCGCCACACGCCACCGGCAGTGCAGCACCGAGTGCTCGTCCAACTCGAGCTCAACGGCCTGGATGACCACGTCGTGATTGACCCCGGTCGCCGTTTCCGCGACCGTGATGCGGTCACCGATCTCCCGGTTGATGGCGGCTGAGACGAGGTCGGGCGTGTGCGCGACGAACTCCACTAGCTCGATCGGAATCGGGTCAGCGAACTCCGTGGCGAAAAAGTCCGCGAACGTCTGCCCCACCGCCGAGCTCGCCTGGTAGGGCAAATCGATAATGATCGGGTTCTCGCCGTAGATTTGGTCGGTGACCGTCTCGAACGTGCGCTCCCCATCGTCGTAGATGGGCGTGCCGCGGAACCGGAAGAACGGCTGGCCGGCGCCGTTGACCAGATACACGTCCTGCGCTCCGGTGTTCTCAATCTCCACGAGCGCCGTCGAGGCGAACGGCGTGACGGTGACATCGAGGTCCGCGGTCAGGTCGGCTCCGCTGCCGTCGGCGAGCGCGTTGCCGGTGTAGTCGGTGCTGGCGACCGGCGCGATGATGTCCGCGCCACCAATGAGGGTCCGCAGATCGTCCGGGTCTTGATACGGCGCCCAGAAGGCGAGTACCTGACCGGGGAACACGGTGATAATCCCCGTCTCTTGAAACAGGACGACCGCCGCCGTGCCTACCGAGCGCGGATGGGTCGTCACCCGCACCCGCGAATAGCTCTTGTCGGTGCCGGTCACCACGACCAGCCCCTGCATCGTGTCGTCGAAGGTGAGATGCGTGACCGCTGAGGCCCGCGTCTCCCGGTTCCGAGTCGTCAGCGCCCCGTCACCCGCGCAGAACACAATCGCATTCCCAGACTGCGCCACCCGTCGGAACACTTCCGCCGCCTTGACCCCGTCGCCCAGGTCGTCGAAGGCATACGGGTAGAGGTCGGACTGGGCATCGAAGTCGGTGGACGGCGGCCGGTAACTCGGCGACATCGCCGTATAGATGGCCTCGAACAACTCCGCGTCGTACTGGCTGACTCCGAGCGCGAGTTCGCGGATGTCCGACCGGAACAGGTCGTCCATGTGGTCATAGGCCGTGACGAACACGCCCTCTTTGAGATACTGCCCAGGCGCCGGCCGGATGCGGCCGATGCGCCCGCGGAAGACGGTGACGATCGACAACTGGTTGGTGATATTGACCCGGCAGGGAATCCCGAGCGCCCAGCCATCCCGGACATCCGCATGGCGCGGCGAATACCAACCCGCCGTGCTGCCGCTGTTCCTCGCGTCGTTCCGCAGCGCGAAGGTGGCCTCACCGCTCGAGGCGACGATGTCCAGCGGCCCGTGTCCATCAATGCCGCGGCGGGTCGTGATATGGGCGACCGCTAGGAGGTCATCCGCGAGGCTCGTCCACTCCACATCCCCATCGAGGATGACCTCAACCAGCGAGGTCGGTGGCGACTCGACGAACGTCGTGCTGCCGATCAGCGTCTCGACCGCAATCTGCGCGAGGTTGGCCTGGTTGTTGACGAAGATCAGCGACTCGACCGCAATCTGGGCGAGGTTCGCTGAGATGGTGTCGAGATCCTCGAACGCCGTCTCGACCGGCAGCTGTGCCAGCCGAGCGTCGGTCACGCCGTGACCTTCATGCCGAACTCGACGATGTCAGCCGCCACCCAGGCCGCGGCGGTGTCCGGGTCCAGCTCTTGGACTTCGCAGTGATACCGACCCGTCGTCACAATCGGTGACACGTTCCCGCCGTCATAGTCGGCGCCGCCCGTGCGCGTGACCGCGCAGACCGTCTTCGCCCCGGCGTCGGTCTTGAAGACCAGCAGGTTAGTCTGCACGCCAAGCACAGACCCGCCGCCGACCGATGGCGCCGTGAACTTGTAGGTGTCCTTCGCCGTGACGGTCGCCGACCCGTTGTAGTCGGTCTGGGAGAGCGGCGTCTCGTCCACCAGTGCCCCGTGATCCGTGCCCGTCGATGGGGTCAGGCCGGCATTGGCGCCGGCCGAGACCGCATCCGTCAGCGGCAGCGCACAGTTGATGCGCCAGTTGCCGTCGAGGAAGTCGTTGTTGACGGACCCCTGCCCGTCACAGATGACGAGGTCGGAGAAGTAACTGGCATTCTGCCCGCCGACCTGGAAGTCGTCCCAGACGCCAGACGCCCCACCATTGCGCGTGTCCGCGCCCGTGCCCGAGAGCACGCTGACCCCGTCCACCAGTACTTCATACGTGCCAGCCGAATCGTGGATCACGCCCTTGAACTGGATGGCGTACCACGCCTGGAGCTCCAGTTGAAACGTGCTCGTGCCGAGGACGGTCGCGTCCCGCTGGACGCGCAGATGCCGCGTGCTGTCGATCGCCAGCGTGAGATGGACCGTCGCCGACTCCCGGCACCGGACCAGGCCGAAGGCCGAGAACCCGCCCGACAGATTGAAGTAGCAGTACTCGTTGTAGATGAACGTGGACCCGCGGCTCCCGTAGGTCTTCGACGTGTAGCCACAGCCCGCCGTGCCGGCTGAGAAGTTCCGCCGCAGCGAATGACTGGCTCCAGGCCGCACGATGCTGGTGGACAGCGCGTTCCCGGTCAGGTCGCCGCTGTTGTCGTACTTCTTCGTCACGTCGGCGATGGTCGTGCCGTAGTGCGAATAGGAATCCATGTGGACGAGGCTCATGCTCTCACTCCCGCCAGAATCAGCGCATCGCGCAGGGCTCGGGCGTGCATCAAGGGCGACTCCGACAGATACCGCTCGAACCGCTGGTCCCGGCGCTCGAGTTCCGCCCGCAACCCGGCCACCTCCGAGCGCAGGACGCTGTCGCCGCCGCGGGCGACTTTCCGCAGCGTCGAATCCTTCAGGACATGCTCCGGCTCGTTCGCATCCCCCACAACCGCGAGATGGGGCGTCGTCAGGTTGAAGGCTTCGTTCCCGTAGGTCGGGATGCCGTTGATGCTCCCGGTCGGCCGGCGCATGTCTGGCGCTGGCCCCTGAGCGAACACGTTCATATAGGACTGGATCTGCGACCCGGTGCGGTTCAGCGTGTCGAAGTCTCGGGCGTTGTTGAAGTCGCGCCAGAGCCGCAGCCCATCACTGTTGTTGTTGCCGGTGCCGAAGATGCCGAGCGCCTGCTGAATCTGGTAGCCACCATTCGGGCCGAACTGCTCGAGCCACGCTCGACGAGCGGCCGCGACCTGGGCGGCGTTCGCGTTCTGCCCAAGCTGCGCCCCGAACAGCCCCGCAGCCGCGCCGACACCGGCCCCGATCGCGATGCCGTAGACGCCGCCGCCCATGCCAGCCAGTGCCCCGGCCGACGCCCCAGCGATGACGCCCTGCGTGCGCGAGCCCGTGGAGTAGCCCGCCGAGAACCCCGCGATGCCACCCACGACCGCCCCGGAGCCATACCGCGCCCACGGTCCCACCGCCTGGTTGTAGCCGGCGAACATGCCGCCCCCGCCGCCGGATGCCGCGGAGCGCATGCCACCTGAGCCGACCATCAGCGAGCCACCAGGGCCGCCGCCGACCATCGCGCCGCCGCCGCCCATGACCGCACCGGCCACCCCCTGCGAGGACTGGCCCATGACACCCATACCGGCGAGCCACTGCCGCACGATGCTCGAGATGTAATCCGAGATGCTGCGCTGAATCCCGCGCCAGATGTCCATCACGCCGTCGCGGAACGAGCGCACCCCGGTCAGCATGTCCGCGAAGGCATCGACGGTGTAGGTCTCCATCGAGTCCATCGCGTCTTGCCAGATGGTCGTGGCTTCCTTCGCGGTCTTCTGCACCGAGGCGATGTAGTGCTGCTGGCTCTCGAGCACCGCCGGCGCCGACCACATCCCGGCCCAGCCCGGAATGTCCACCGGCCCACTCGGCACGTCGCGGTCCTGCTGCGGGTTCAACATCTGCGGGGCCGACCACATCGCCGCCCACCCGGTCACCACGGCCCGTGTCGCGGCTTCCAGCTTCTTGGCTTCTTCGGTCGCCTTCCGCATAGCCTCGGCTTGATCGTCCGTAGCCTTCGCGGCCAGCCGCTGCTGCTCCTGGTAGATTTTTAGCGCCCCTTCGACCTTGAAGAACTCTTCCTCGAGTTCCTGCGCTGACTTCGCGCCGAGCTCCAGCGCGGCGTTGAGCTCGTCCCGCTGCGCCTTCGTCAGTGACTGCGCCTCGAGCGTGGCGGCGTTCAACTGCTCGGCGTAGGACTGCATCGCTGCGGCTGATTCGACCCCGACCGCCTTGATGCCTTCCCCGACCGCCCGCGCCCGGCTCGCAATCGACTCGAACGACTGCGCCAGCGCCATCGCCGGCCGCTCCACGCCGAGCAGAATCTTCCCGAGCAGGTTGATGCCGCCGGATTGCAGCGCCTTCCCGAACCGCACCGTGGCATCGGTGGCGTCGTCGATCGCCTTGACCTGAGCGGCACCCGCAATCGTCGCCCCGTCTGCAATCTCATCCCAGCCATCCGCGACCACCGCGGCAATCTGCCCGAACGACTTCCCGAACAGCAGCACCCCGAGCCGGTTCCGCTCCGTGCTGTCCTCGACCTGGCCGAGCGCCTGCGCGATGCGGGTGAACTGCTGGTCTGGGGTCAGCCGGGACAACTCCTCGAGCGACAACCCGAGCGCATCCACCGCCGTCTTGACCGACTTCCCGCCGCCCGCGAGGTTGACCCCGAGCTTGAACGAGGCGTTGGTGAAGTCCTCCAGCGTGCCGCCCGCCTGTTCTGCCGCGAAGGACATCTGCTGCAGCGTGTCCGTGGTCAGGCCGGTCTTCTGGCTGGCGTCCGTCAGCGCCCCGGCCGTCGTCACGAGGGATGAGGCGAAGTTGCTGAGGGCCGAGACGCCGCGGGTCGCGAAGGCGCCCAGCGTGAAGCCCGCCGCCACCTGGCCGAGCGTGCCGCTGAACGACGCGGCCACCCGCTGCGTCAGCGTCATCTGCTGCTCGACCTTCCGTGTCGCGTCGGCCATCGCGACCAGCGACGCCGGCGCCTGCTGCCCGAGCGCCTTGTACTTCGCCAGTGCCTCGGTCAGCATGACGTTCAGACGCTGCTGCTCCTTCGCCGTCAGCACCGTGGCGCCGCCCATCTGCTCGATCGCCCGCACCGCGAGGTTGGCATCCTGCACGATGCGGCGGCCCGAGAACGAGTCGCCCATCCGCGTCAGGGCTTTCTCGACTCGGGTACCGCCGGTCTCCAGCCCCTTCAACTTGACGGTTGCCCGGTCAACCGCCGCCTGGAAGGTGGTGAAGTCTGCGAGGAAGGTCGCGGTAACAGCCATCAGTCTGGTGTCTGTGCGTCGTTCAGATACTCGATCAGGTCAGCGTGTTCACGCTCGGTGAGCGCCCGCACATCCGCGAGCGTCCACCCGGTCATCACGCGGCAGATGGCGAGGTCGCTGCGGAAGGCCCTTTGCCACGCGCTCTTTTTTTTTCGTCCTTGTCCTCCGCATCCATCGCGAGGATGTGCTGCTCGATCGCCGCGTCAATCTCATCAAAGGTCGCCGAGTTCAGCGCCCGCAACGCCGCCAGGCGCTTCTGGTCGGTGTCGATTACCACCACCTTGTCGTCTGGCCCGACGAAGCTCCAGTCCACCAGATACGCGGCAATCTGCGCGACCCCGAGCATCGAGACATTCGGCCGGAACGACCCGTCCGGTGTCACCGTCCCAGAGGCGACTTGCATCGCGTCCCGCTTCTCCCCGACCGTCAGCCGCTGCTTGACCTCGATCCAGTCACCGTCCGACAGCGGCAACCGAGTCACGCTCGGCTGCACGAACCGACACCGCCCCATGATGTGCTCCAGTCTCTGTGCCCAGTACCGCACAGGTCATTCGTCCGTTGTCCTCGAAGACCACGTCCCGTAGTGGCCAGACCCACGCGCCCGTGTGCGCGGTCGTTGGAATCACGAGTGTCAGGGGACGCTGCTCGGCGCCGAAGGCATCGATGATGGTGACGCCTTCGGCCTTCAGTGTGCCGCCCGCTCCGGTGCGGTCTGACACCCACGGGCCGAGGCGTGCCACCAGGCGATACCCCCAGCGGATCTCCGCGCTCGGCCCTGTCACGCGCATGCCTTGACCGCCTCAGCCTAGATGGCGACCCGGCCCCACGCGCCGTTCGCGACGAAGTTGCCAGAGATCGACACCGCGCCGTTGACCGGAGCACTCATGTTGCCGGCCAACCAGGCCGGGCCGTAGTGGTAGGAGCCGGTGGCGTCTGACGACGGATAGAGATACAGCTTGCAGCCGTCGGCAGAATCCGTCGCCGCGAAGAACTTCGTGTCCGTGTCGTCCCAGAAGCCGCTGATCGTGCCCGTGATGTCCGGCAGACCCTGCACGTAGGTCTTGTTCGTATCACCGAACGAGGTGACTTCGACCTTGTCGGTGTCGCGGTTCAGTGTCCATTCGGCCATCCGAACCAGGCTCGCGCCACCGCTGCCGGTGGTGCTCAGGTAGACGACGGCTTTCTTGGCATGGTAACGAGACATGTGTCACTCCCAGCGGCAGCGTCAGGCTGCCCGTGGCTGCTGAAGCAGCCGCTCGAGGTCTCCCAGGACTGAGGCCGCGCGCGCGACCCACGACATCTCGGCGACTCGCGCCGGTAACTGCGCCCCGATGGCGGCTCGAGCCTCGGCTTGTGGGAGCCAGTCTCGGATCAGATCAGAGGCTTCCTGCGGCGTCCCGAACGTCGGCACCAGGTCGCCGAAGACCTCCTCCACTTCCGGTCGAAATGCCGACAGGTGGAACACGCCGCAGGCGGCCAACTCGTACGCGCGAGGGCTCAGCGAATCGCCAGCCACGGCCACCTGGCCGCCGCGCCCAGCCCAGCCCGTGCGCGTGCGATACAGATTGAGCCCGACCTTGGCGCGACGGTACAGCGACGCGGTCGTCTGGTTCGCGATGTTGCCGTCACGCACGCAGGCCATCACTGCTGGCTTCAGCCCGAGGCCCTTCCACGTCCCGTACAACCCGAGGTCGATACCGGACCAGTCAATGCTGTTGAACCACGTGACCCGCTCGGGAAAGCCGCTGCCGACGAAGACCACGTCGTGCGCGGGCACGTCCACGATCGGGGCATCCGGCCGGTGGAGCAATGGATGCCACCCGTGCCGGAGATACCCGCTGTTCGGCTGCACCTCTTGAAAGGCCGGCACCGAACTGCGCTCGGGCGTCCAACAGCCATCGATCTGCGCCGCGAAGGCGAGCTCCTGCTCTTGGTCGTAGGGCGTCTCGGTGAACAGGCAGACCACTCTCAATCCGGTGCGCTTCATCAAAGTCACGACGTCCGGATGGAGCAGCATGCCGCTCACGATCAGGACAACATCGACCTGCTGCCGGTGTGCCATCTCCCACGCGCCGATGCCGGCGTGGTACACGACATCCACCTTCGTGGGCTTCTGAAGGGGCTCGAGGCCAGCCTTTTTGCGATCACGATTCTTCTGCCGCCAGAGCGTATAGACCCACTTGTGGGACGCTTCGAACCGCTCGTCGAGCCGATACGGAATCACATCCGCGCCGTGGTGCAGCAACCCGTAGCGAAGCCCCTCGTAGACATCGTGAGTCGACCACGATGCGCCTGGATGCACCAGCAAGACGCGCAGCGGCCGACTCATACGAACGCCCCATGCGGCACGGGCGACGCGAGCGCGGCCATCGTCGTGTTGACCTGATGGAGCCGGCACATCGTGCGGCACTCGCGGAAGTCGGTCCACTGGCTCGGATGCCGGGCCCAGGCAGCTGAGAACGACTCCTTCGACAAGTCGCCGAGGCACGAGTCCGCGAACCCGCGCCGCTGCGGGCAGAGCCACATGCGTCCGTCCGGCGTCACCGTCGTGGACAACTGGATGCCGCGGCAGGCGTCGTACGAACGCCCGGTCCAGTCCCTGTACTGACGGAAGCGGTCCACGTCGAGAATCACGTCGCGTTCGCGACTCCAACTTTGGAGGCTCGTGTCCGCGTCGAACAGCCACTGCGTGTCGCCAGGGCCGAGTGTTGAATCGGCGCCCACCTGAATCGACGGCCGGAAGGTCGTGTAGGTCGCGCCGAGCTCGCGGGCCAGAGCCAGCATGCGGTTCATGCGCTTCCAGTTGGCCGCGTGAATCAGGAACGATGCGCCGACCACCGCTCGACCACCGACGGTCGCCCGCACGCCGGCGCACGCCTGGGCGAAGGCGTCAGGGCTCACCCGCTTCTCGACTGCGTAGGACTCGGCGTCCGGGGCATCCAGCGAGAACACGACGAAGTCCGCCCGGTGGCGCAGGCGCTCGCCCATCTCTGCCGTGATCCGACCTCCGTAGGTGTAGACCCCTTGCGAGAGACCAGCCCAGGCGGCGTTGTCCATGAGGTCGAGCCAGTCCGGATGCAGCGACGGGTCGCCGCCCCCGCTCCAGACGATGCCCTTCACGCCTGCGTCCGCCATCTCGTGCAGGGCTCGTCGCACCACCGCAGAGTCCGCCAGGTCCCCCGTCGCGTGGAAGGCCATCGGCAGGCGTCGCTCCAGCGTGGCCCAGGGCCCACGGCTGTGCGTGTGCGCGAAGTGGCAATCGACGCACCCGAGGCCGCAGCGGTTCGACAAGTCCCACTCCACCGTCACCGGCGCGGGCTTCTGCCCTCGGCGCCAGTCCACGATGCGGTCCATGTGCGCCTGCACCTTGGCGACCGGATCGATCCAGCTCATGCCGCCACCTCGGGCCGGCCACGACTGACCGCTCCACGCAGCAGGAGCACCTGGTGGTGCTCCACCCACGCGCCAGACTGCTCGAGCGCCGCGGCGAAGTCGAAGTCCCCCTCGTAGCGTCGACCGTAGCGATGGCAGTGCGCCTGCCACCAGGCCCGCTGGACGAGCATGTTGCCGAGGTCGATCGCCCCGCACGTCGGCGGCCACGTTCCCTGAATTAGCCCGCCAGCTTTCTCGACCGTGGCCAGCACCAGCGGAGGCCGGCGGGGACCGAGCGCGGCCATGAGCGCTTCGACCGCATCGTCCGCCGCGAGCACGTCGTCGTCCGCGAGCACGTGCACATACTCGCCATGCACGGCGTCCCGGTAGAGCGCCATCGAGGCGAACATGCCGTCGATGCCGCGACCCACGTAATCCGGAAGAACGAGATGCTCGATCGCCTCGACCGCCGTCTGCGCCTGGACGCTCGCCATGCACCGCGCCAGCGCCGCCGGCCGCCGATACGTCGGCGTCAGAAACGTGATGAATGGACTACTCAAGGCGGAACCCCAGCCCGACGAGGAGCGCTTTCAGCCGCTCGAACATCACCAACCGATGCCGCTGCGCCGCCGGCACCAAGATGCCCGCACCATTCGCCGCCTTCGGCATCTGCCCGCGGTTCGCCCCGTTGAACGATCGCGGTCCGGTGCCGAACTCGTACAGGTGAGAATGCGGCGCGGTGCTCTGAACGATGCCGACGAGCAGATCGCTCGACGGATACGTCGTCCGCACCCGAGCCCGCAACGTGCCAGTATAGGCCGAACGCACATCGGCGGCCGTGCTTTCGGTGGCGTCGCGAATGATTGCCATCCCGTCGTCCCGCACGTTCTGCGGGGCCTTCGCGAGCGCCTCCACGAGCTCGCGCAGCCCGCTCCACTGCACCCGGGCACTCATGGCGTCAGCACCTCTTCACAGAGCAGCACCTGGCGGTCGGTCCCGAGCCGCACCTGTTGAATCCCACGCACGAACAGCTGCCGCCCATCCTCGGTGGTCAAGACCGTGTTCAGCGTGATCTGCGGGTGATACCGCAACCCCACGCGATGCGTGATCTGCCGCTCCCCGAATGAGGTCGGCGCCTCAGGCTCCACCGAGACCCACACACCGCTCGGGCTGAAGTCGGTCGGGGTGTTGTCGACGATCTCGGACAGCGTCACCCAGATGTTGTCGAAGCCAGGATTCGATCCCATTCAGCAGCTCCACGCCGGCGGCTTACAGGTTCGAATCCACGGCGCCCAACAGCTCTGGGCCGCGGCTCGAGCGGCCTTGGCGTCAGCGGTGCTGCCGGCGCGGTCCATGTCCTGCGCCGTCACGTAGAGCTTCATCCCCAGCCTCACCACTTCCGGGATCGCGGCCTGGCTCGACCACCCGGCGATGTAGGTGATCACTACGCGGAACAGCCGATCCGACTGGAGCGCTGGCCAGGCCTGATTCGGCGCGCGCGAGAGTTCGCCTGGCTCGCTGGTCGTATCGACGACGTAGGCGCTGCTCGCCAACGTGGTGAGCGTCCCGGCCGCGTTGTAGTACTGGACGCTCGCGCTCTGGAGCGGACTCGCCATCGGGAGCGCGACGCGCTCCGGCCAGTCCGACAGCTGCAGCTTCCACGTTTGCGTCGTGGCCGCCCGCTGGGTGTACTGTTCGAACTCGTGCCTGGCAGCCGAAATCCAGGCATACATCAGACGGTCTTCGCGGGCATGCGTGCTGCGCGCCTGCAGCTTCGCCTCGTCGACGCCAAGCGGCTCGATCGCCGGCCCTGTGACGAGCGCCCACTCCCACCTCACGCCGGCCGCCTCCGCTGTTCCTTGGTCTCGAACGGGGCCACCGGTTTGGTTTCCGGCGCGCGGATCACGCGCGGATGCTCCGCGGCGCCCGTCGCAATCAGCGCGTGCGCCACGGGGTCCGGGACGTCGTAGACGGCCCCCACCGTCAACACCCGCTCCACGCCGGCATCCTGCCACCGCCGCTCGAGTCGCATCACGATCCGCATTACGCAGCCGCCTCCTGGCGGGCCGTCACGGCCTTGGCGACGCGCTCGAGCGCCGCCGGCCTCGCGGACAGCAGGTCCGCCCGCATCTGCACGCCTCGCGTCACCCAGGTGTCTCCAGACACGCACGCGGGCAACTGGGCCGCCGCCGCTCGCCGACCGGCGTCATCGGCCAACCACTGCCGGATGGCCGCCTCGCACTCCGCGGGCGTGGACACCGTCGGCACGAGGGCGCCGAAGGTCTCCGTGACCTCGGCGCGCGCCTGGCTGACATGGAAACACCCGCAGGCGGCGAGCTCGTAGCCGCGCGGGTTCATGGATTCGGCATGCGCGATCCGTGGCGCCTTGCGGGCCCACCCGATCGACTGCCGATAGAGGTTCAGGCCGACCTTGGCGCGGCGGTAGAGTGCCGCGGCGCGGGCGTTGTCGACGATGCCGCCACGCACATGCGCCCGAAGGCTCGACCGGCTGCCGAGCCGCTGCCAGTTGCCGTACAGGCCGAGGTCGATACCGTCCCAGTTGATCCCGGACAACCACTCTGCGCGCTCGTCGAAGCACGACCCGACGAAGACCACGTCGTGCGCGGGCACGTCCGCGTCGTCGCCGGCTGCCCGGTGCACGTCTGGCCTGACGGCGTGCTTCAGATAGACCGCGCGCGTCACCTGGGCGAAGGCCGGCACCGAACTGCGCTCGGTCGTCCACGCCAGGTCCGTGCTGGCCGCCCACTCCAGCTCGCGCGCCTGGTCATAGGGGGATTCGGTCATGATGACCGCCACGCAGAGCCCGGCGCGCCGCAGGACGTCGACGAACGCCTTGGGCACGAACATCGCGCTCACGATGACCACCCAGTCCACCTGGTGGGCGACCGCCCTCGTGAGCACGTCGCCGAGCGCGTGGAGGTGAATCTCCTGCGCGCCAGGCTTCGCCGCCGTTGCGTCAGCCCGCTTCGTCTGCTTGTAGACCCACCCGAGATACGCCGCCGAGGACGCCAGGCGGTGCTCGTAGGCATACCGACCCACGTCGACGCCAGCACCGCGCAACCCCTCCACGACGCCGTTTTCGACGTCCTTGGTGGACCACGCGGCGCCAGCGCCGAGTACCAACACTTTCACGCCTGGGCTCCTACGACGCCCCGTGCGTGATCGGTTCGTGCGCCGCCAGGCCGAGATGCGCGGTCACCGACAGCAGCGCCACGCCCGTGTTGCCAGAGGCCGTGACGTACAGCCGGACGTACCGCTTGTTCCCGATGTACCCGATCGACCGCACCTCGTTGTCGTCGTCGAACTGGAAGCTCGCCGCCGTCTCGGGCGCGGTGCCGCGCGTCTGCGACACCATGTCCGCATCCGCCACGTCGTTGGCGCTGGAGAAGTTCGAGTTGTCCGACTCCTGCAGCAGCGCTGCGAACGTCGCGTTGGCGTCAGCGAGGTCGCCCGTGGCCATCGCGAAGTAGCAGGAGTCGTACCCCTGCAGGTCGATGATCTCGGAGATCCAGACGTTGTCCGCGCTGTAGTAGTACGGGCTGTGCGCCCGCTTGATCTGCACTCTCGAAAGGGAATCTCGCATGTCAGTACTCCTCGGTTATCTCGTGAGACGCACCCCTACGAGCCGAACTTCAGGAACTTCAGCGACTCGAAGTTCACGACGTCGCCACCCACGCGCGCCCGGGTGTAGAACTTGACGTACGGCTTGGCGGTGTAGGGATCCACCAGCACGGTGATGCCGAGGCGATCCACGATGGTGTACGTTTCCATCATGTCGCCGAAGGCGACAGCGAGCGCATCCGTGGTCGAATACGTCGCCATGTCCTGCAGTTTCCGAATCGGATAGCCGAGCAGCGTGTCCGGCATCCCCGCCACGAACGACGGGATGAACACGTACTTGCCGGCCGCGGACGCATCGGTCAGCTGCCGGGTCTTCCCGAGCGTGGTCCGATTCATGTAGAACGCCCCGTTGGTCACGTAGACGTCCTTCATCGCATGAATCAGGTCGAGGAGCTTGTTCACGCCGGCCGGGTCGGTGCCGAACGAGCCGTTCGAGGCTGTCGCGATGTGCTCGAACACCCCCCACGCGCGCGACGCGTCCGCCGTGGCCGCCGTGGAGTAGCTGGCGAACCCGCGCGGCTTGCCCACGCCCGTGCCCGTCACGAACGCGGTGTTCGACGTCCGCCCGATCTTGTCGGACGCCTTCCGGCCGTGCCACGCGGCGACGTCCACGTTCGCGTCCTCGAGCAGTTTCTGGGACGCGCGCGGCTCCGCGTAGATCTCGTGGACCGGGATGCGGTACGGCGCCGGCACCTGGGCGGTGTTCGACTCCGATCGCGTCCCGAGCTCCGACACCCACCCGCACGCGGCCTCGTCCAGGTCGGCCATGCCTTCGAGGGCGTCGGTGCCGATCGTCTGCTGGCCGGCGTACTGCCGCATCGGCGACGTCTCGAAGATGCGCTCCACGATGCGCCCCGTCCGATCGGGCGTCACCAGGTAGCCGCCCTCCGTCTCGGTGCCCACCGACAGCGCCCTCGTCTCGGCGTCCGTCAGCCCACGATCCCCGCGGCGCAGGTAGACGTCGAGCGCCGCCTTGTAGGCGGCGTACTGCTCGGACGTCACGTCCGCCGGGACCGTTCGGCCGGCCGCGGCCGCGACCGCGCGGATGGAGCGATTGAACGTCTTGAGCTCCGCCGCGCGCGCCTCCTCGCTCTTCGGATCCACCGAGGAGAGCTCGAGCTTGCCGACCTTGGCCTGCACGGCCATGAAGGCCTCGTTGATGGCGGACTGGTCCTCGATCGCCTTGTTCAGCTTCTCGAGCTTCTGGGTGACGAGGGGGTCGACCGCGCGACCAGCCTCCAGCGCCTTGATGCGCTGATCGTTGGTCTGCTTGAATTCCTCGAACAGTCGGTTGCTGGCGTCGATCGCCGTCTTGACTTCAGCCAGAGTGGGAGCGTCCATGTGCCTGATCTCCTGTCCAGATCGCTCCTCGGCGGGTCACCGCCTGGAGCAGTTCCGAGCAGGCTTCGTCGGCTGGCATGGATCCCCCACGCTTCAACTGTCGATAGCCCTTCGCGATGATGACTTCTGCCTGTCGAGCGCTGAGCCCAGCATCCCGCTGGAGCCACCGCTCGAATTCCCGTTCGGACGGCAGCTCGCCGTCCGTCTTCACACCGGTCACCCGTGCCGGATCATTGGCCGGGAACGTCACCAGGGAGACCTCGAAGAGCTGGATCTCCGTGAGCGTTCGCACCTGGGTCTCGTCGTCGAACTTGAACTTCTTGGTGCGGAATCCGATCGACAAGCCGTCGAGTTCGCCCTCTTTCACCGCGGCGTACGTCGCCTTCGCTCGGTCGGTGTCGAGGTCGAAGATCCGCCCGCGCATGTACAGCCCGTGGTCGTCCTCGCGCATCTCTTCCCACTTGCCGATCGGCACCATGTCGTCGGCGTTGCTGGAGAAGAAGCCGCCGCCGCCGTGCTGCAGGAGCATCTTCGGGAGCTTCCCCTGCGCTTTCCAGTCCTTCAGCGTCTGCTTGAAGGCGCCCTTGACGATGGTCTCGTTGTAGGCGTCGACGGTGTTGAAGACGGAGCCATAGCCTTCGACGGCGCCGGCGGGCGCGCCCTGGGCCAGGGCCTTGACCTCGAACGGGACGACCACTCGGTCTCTCATGCCTGTGCCCCACCGTTCCCCTGTTGCGGCACGTACCCGAGCGGGGCCAGATTCACCGGCTGCAGGTAGATGTCGCCGTTCTCGATCGGGTTCCGATCGAGCATCGCCAGAATGTCATTCGCCGAGTAGACGCCCATCTGCCGATACATCCAGAACGATTCCGCCTGGCTCTTCGCATCGCCGCGGAGCATGCCCGAGACGTTGAACTTGACCGCGTACTTGCCTGGCACCGCAATCAGGTCTCGATTCAGGCGCTGCTCCCAGACGGTGATCGAGGGGCGCAGCGTGAACACCAGCAAGCCGATCTGTTGCTGCTCAATTCCGGTGCCCCACGTGGTCACCTTCTCGTTCAGGCCCATCATGTGCGGCGGCACCATCAGCGCGGCCGCAACCTCCGATCGCAAGTCCTGCTTCGTCTGGAGGAACTGCCCATCTTCCGGGTTCAGAGAGAGCTGCTGCATGTCCATGCCCTCTTCCAGCACGGCCACGCGTCGCCGGTCTTTGCCTCGCCCGTAGATCTGCTCCCAGGAATCTTCGATGTTTTTCACCGCCTTCGACCCGGGCCCGCCGAGCGCCTTCGGATGCTTCAAGACGACGCTCGGAGTCGCATCGCGTGACCAGAGGCTGTTCGCCTGCTCTTGGAGCGCGAGTGACCCACCGATCGTCTCGCGGAGGTCGGTCATGAAGGCCCGACCCGTGCGGCCGTTGGTGCTCATGTTTTTCACGTGAAACACTTCGGCGGCCGGCAGCGGCACGCGCTGACCGTTCTTCTTGGTCAGCGTGTATTCAGTCTGGCCGCCGAAGACGTCAGGCTCCTTGACCTCCACCTGGTCCGGATGCATCGGGATCAACTCCGTCGTGCGCATCCGCGCGGACCCGTCGTCGTTCCGGCCCTCCACCACGAGGTTCTTCCACGCGTAGCAGTTCCCGCGCAGCACCCGGTGAGACTCGAGCATGCCGAACAACTCGCTCTGGGTCTGAAAACTATTCGGTTGAGAAAGAACCCGTGCGACCGGATGGTCCGGCCGCGGCCGCCGCGACCGCCCGTCCGGCAAGTACTCGATCACGTCGACCGGGAGCGTCGACAGCAGCGTGCTGCGAATCTGCAACCCGGTCCAGACCGCCGCCACATTCAGCGCGGTCGTCTCGTTGACGGAGACACCGGCTACCGTGGACGCGCCACGGAGCAGGTACTGGAGCAGGTCGTGCGACGAGCCGATCGCCGACCGTCGCTCGAACAGCACCGCGAAGGGGTTTCTCACCGGCCCTCACGGCGCGCAAGCAACCCGCCCACGGCAAACAGCACGACGCCCCCAGCCATCAACGCGAACCCCGCCCCGGCGACCATCCAGAGCCCGGCCAAGGCTGCCGCAAAGCCGGACACGGATAGCGCCAGGGACAGGGCCAATCGTGAGTAAGCGTGCGGCAACTCATGCTCGGACGGCTACTGGACAACTTTGGACATCCGACAGCATGGCCGCCGCCAGGTCGATGCGCCACTGGCCACCCACCCGAACCGCCCCGGGCTGTTGCCCAGCCCAGATCCGCCGGTAGATGGTCTTTTCGCAGTACCGGGTGAGCGCCGCGTACTCGGCCACGGTGAGGAGCTCGTCTCGCCGCGCCCGAATGGCGTCCTCGCGAGTCATGCGCTGGCCAATCCCCTCGTTACGTACACCGATTCAGGCTCCATCGGCACGCGCAATGCGAGGGCCTCCCCGATCGTGCCGGCGATGACCGGATCGATCCGACCACGGCTCCTCCCCTTCGCGAACAGGAGGTTGTCCTTGCTGTCTGACTGCCCGACCGTGTTCGAGGCCGCCCAGGCCGTCGCCGGGCACCCGTTCGCGTCGATCTCGCCGGCCAGGACATCCGCCTGGACGCGGAGACACGCGCTCGACATGCCGGCGTACGTCTGGGGCACTTCGACGACCTGGGTCTCCTCGAAGCCGTCCTCGTGCACGAGCTCGTCGATGAGCCGGTCGGCGTGCCACGGGTCGAACCCGATGCGCTGAATGTCGAAGCGCTCGCGGCCCCACAGGATCGCCTCCCGAACGACGCGGTGATCGATCCGGGTTCCTGGCGTCGTCGTGAGCCACCCCTGGTCGACCCAGACCTGGTAGGGCGCGCGATCGCGGTGGGCCCGGTCGGCCAGCGTGTCCGCCGGCGTCCAGCTCTTGACCAGCCACCGCCAGCGCGGCACTCCGACCGTCGGGGGGAAGACAAACGTCGCCGAGCAGAGGTCGATCTTCGACGCCAGGTCGATCCCGACGAAGCAGGGCTCGTGCTCGAGCGCCGCGATCCACGCCTCGCGGTCGCCCACCGTCTGGCCTTTCCGCCACCCGTCGACCGAGAGGCACGGCACCGTCGCGTTGACCCAGAGGTTCAACCGCTTCTGTTTGAACTCGGCCGCCGCGCTCGGCATCTTCTGCGCCTTGGCCGCCAGCTTCCGCAGGTCGTCCGGATTCACCGAGATGCCCCAGTGCGGATTGGCCTTGATCCAGGTCGATTCCGCCCAGGGGTCATCGTCGGGGTCGGCTGACGCGATGAACGCAAAGAAACTCAGCGTCGACGGGTCGTCCTCGAGCACACCGTCGAGAATCCGGCAGGCGTAGTCGTGCTGGTCGCCGCAGACCGAGACCGGGTCGTCGCCGGCCGTGGTGATCTGGAAGTTCAGCGGGTTCACACGCGCGCCGGTCGCGCTCTCCATGACATCGAGCAGTCCCCGGTTCTTGAAGGCGTGCAGCTCGTCGACGCCGATGAAGTGCGGGTTCAACCCGTCGGTCGTGTCCGAATCGGCGCCGAGCGGCTCGAGCTTCGACTCGGTCGCTTCCCGGTGCATGTTCGCCGCGTTGATGCGAATGCGAGAGGAGAGCCCGCTAGCCTTCACCATCCGCTTGGCGGCGTCGAAGGCGATCCGGGCCTGCTTCTCCTTGGTCGCGATGCAGTACCCTTCCGCCCCCTGCTCGCCCTCGAAGAAGGTCGCATAGACCGACACGAGCGCCTCTTCGAAGCTCTTGCCTTGCTTCCTGGGGAGCTCGTTGTAGGAGGTCGTGAATCGACGAAGCCATGTCTCCACGTGACGCCAGCCAAAGAGGCTCCCGAGCCGGAAGATCTGATTCGGCGTCGGCTCGAAGTGCTGCCCGGCGAACTGCCGGCCCTTGTAGTGCTTCATCAGGCGGGCGAAGTCCAGGAAGCGCGTGGCCTGGGCCCAGACGAACCGATACGGGAAACCAGGCGTCTCGGCGCGCTCGAGGTCCGCCAGGTGGCGCGCGCAGGCGAGCCGGTGGTACTTTCCGGCGGGCACCGACCCGGCGACCACCTCCCGCGCGTAGACCTCGACCGGATTCGTCAATTCACCGCCTCACCCGTGTCTTCGAACTTCGCGAAGGGATCCGCTGGCTGCTCCGGCGCCTCGACGACCGGCTTCCCGATCGGCGCCAGGCGGAACTTCAACATCCCGGACTCCACGCGCTGGTACCAACCCCGGTGATCCGTCAGAAGCGGGTGCTTCTCCCCACCCACGCAGAACCCGTCACGCCGAATCCGGCGCATCAGGCCGTCCCGGACGACGATCGCTTCGCAGAGATCCCGAAACGCCGCAGCCGTGCCGGCGGACAACGTCCGCGCGTCGAACGCGTGCGGCGCCAAGCCTTCCCAGATCCGCCGCGCCGCCTTCGAGAGACCCCGAGGCGGCCCGAACCGCTCGATCTCCGCCAGCGCCCGCTCGGCCGGGCCCTTCCCGCGGCCGATCTTGCTCGCGTCGCCGCTCAACCAGTGCTGAAACTCGGTGTTCCGCTTCCGTCCGGCTCCGACTCGCGCGCCGCCGCTTCCCTTCCCGCCCATGATTCAAACCGCCTCACCCGCAACTACCTGCCAGATCCAGAGATAGAGCCTTTTGAATTCCCGGCCATTCAGCGAAGGCTTCCTGAACGGTTTCCGGGCCAAACGGTTTCGAGTTTCTCCTCCCCATCCCCGTCAGCGACTCCGCGCGCGCCCTCGCCGTGCCTCCTCCGCCGTCTTCACATCCGAACAGGCCTGACACAGCGGCTGCACGTTGCTCTCGTCGTCGAGTCCGCCTTCGGCCAATGGGATCACGTGATCTCGGATCGTGGCCGCGGTCGCGCGGCCTTCTCGCGCGCAGGCTCGGCACAGCGGTTCCTGGCTGAACAACCTCGCCCGCATCGCCTGGAGATGGCGCCCCCTGATACGCTGGCGCGCCTGCGGGGCCTGCCACGGTTCTCGCTGGTGCTGCGCGCAGCGCCCGGCCTTGACGACGTTCGGGCACCGCGGCGCCGCGCAGAGACGCATTGGGCTTGTTGCCACGGCTCAGCCTGCACGCTGCTGAGCGCGGCGCCGGCGGTCGCTGGCCGCTGCGCGGAGTCGATGCTTCAGACAGCGAGCGAACCGGCCGACTGACTCATGACACCCGAACGAGAGGCACAGGCCGGCCGCCCTACGCTCCGAGCGCACCATCTGCGTCCATGAGTTCCTGAGTTCCCGGTGCACTGGACAGTAGAGGCCCAGGGGGCCCATGGCGCAGCCCTCGACCAGGCAGAGACCGGCTGCTCTCCGCTCTTCCCGCACCTTCGCATCACGTCGCCTGGCGTGGGCTGGCCTCATAGAGACCCCATCAACGTGTCTGCACCAGCACCTGGATGCTGCGCTCCTTCGTCTGGGCGGGCGTCTCGCTCGTCACGATCCGGTTATCGAGCTGATACAGCGCCCCGAGCGTCCCAGCCGTGAGCCGCACCTGGGTCTTGCGATCACCCGTGAGGATGCTCGGTTCGTCCTTGGTCAGTGCGGTATCGGACGCCGGCTGCAGGGCGGTGATCGTCCAGGTGCTCGTCGCGATGGTCACGCCAGCGGCGAGATGGGTCGCGTCCCAATCGAACACGAGGACGGTGACATCGCTCGGGTCTTTCACGATCAGGGCGCCATCGTCAACGGTCAGGCTCATGTCATCACACTCGTGCCCACGTCTGGCCTCACCCGAATCGTCCCGACGTCCTGGCTCACCAAGACGATGACGTCGGGCGTTGGCGCCGTGAGATTGTTCGCGTCCTGAATGATGCCCGTGACCGTCGCCGCGCCGGCCGACGATCCGGCCCCGGCATGGGTCGAGGCTCCGACACCCGTGACCGTGCTGGTGCCCGCGGCCGCGCCGGCGCCGTCGAACTGGGCGGCCCCGACGCCGGTAACCGTCGCGCTTCCGGCACTGGACCCAGCCCCGTCGAACAGCGCCGCGCCGACGCCCGTGACCGTGGCCGTGCCCGCGCTCGAGCCCGCCCCCTGCACCGAGGTCTGCGCGGCGATGCCGCTGTAGCTGTGGGCGCTGTGCTGCCGGTCGCCAGCATCAATGACCCCGTCCGCGAGCGGCGGCGCCAGGACGAACGCCAGCAGCAAGCCGACTGAGGACGCACGCTTCGACCGGGTATCGAGGTCCATCAGCCTTCAGTGATGGTGGTGCCGGTCGTGAGCTGCGGGGTCACGCCGACGGCCATCGTCAGGTTCGGCGACACCGCGCCTTTGTAGAGCAGCACGCCCGCGCCACTCGCCGCGGTGCCGAGGCCGAAGTGTGTGATGGCGGCACCAGGCGAGGCCGTGCACGCCGGGAAGCTGGCCGTGGCCGCCAGCGTCACGCTGTCACCCGACACCGTGAAGCCAGCCCCAGACCGCGCCACCGCCACGCGGGCATACGTCGTATACCCGGTTTCGTTCGTCGTCTGGTCGCCGCCCTCACCAGGGTCGGCCGTGTGCAGCGACAGGTAGAAGCTGCCCGCCGCCGAGCTCCCGCGCAGCCCGGTCGCATCGCCCACGTTGGCGAAGTTCGTGTTGTTGAATAAAAGCAACAGCAAACCGGTTTCCCACGAGTTACTCTTACTCATTGCTTTACTCCTGAGGACAGCCCGTGGCGCGCCCCATCAACCACGCTCCATTGGAGCCACATCCATCGATCGGTTCTGAGCGCCGAGTCCTGCGGATCTACAAGACTCGCACGCTCGCGGCGCCTGTCACGTGCGAACACTGCGGCTCGCTCAGGTGGTATTCCTGCTCGACGCTGCGGCAACAGCTGAAGCGGCCGAATTTCACGGGCCAATGCAGAACATGCAGCCAGAAACAGACCCGCCTTGGTTATTACCGATGGGCAAGGCGCACGCTGATCGGACGACGATCCATCGCGAGCAGCGGATACGTCATCATTGGCCCGACTCGCGTCGATGATGCTGACTTGCCTCTGTTTCGTCTGATGCAGACGAAGGGCGCTAAAGGGGTATCCGAGCATCGGTGGGTCATGGCGAAGCACTTGGGCCGACCGCTGCGTTCTGACGAGTGCATCGACCACATGAACGGCGACAAGACCGACAACAGCCTGGAGAACCTGCGTATTTACCTGAAGGGCAAACAGCAACCAGGCTCCAGTAACGGATACGGCACCTACTACCACGAGTGGCAGATGGCCGAACGACGCATCGCGAAGTTGCAGGCTCTGCATCATGGTCCTGTCGCGAACTCGCCCCTGGTGTAAGTCGTGCCGTCATCCGACTGCGTGGCCTTGTGGTCGACCGTTGACCCGTCGTCGGCGAAGACCTTGATCGTCGTCGCGTCCTGCGTGATCTTGTTGCGCAGGAACTTGTAGGCGTAGTCGAGTTTCTGCAGCGCCGTGGCGTTCACCGCTGGCGTCCCCTGCCCAGGTTCGGCGCGCGCTGCTTCGAACATCGCCGCGAGCGCGTCGGTGACCTCACTCTGCACCTCGGCATCCCACGCCGCATTCCACGGCACCGCCGTCAGCCCAGCTCCGGCCGCTCCGACGTTGTCTCGGATGGCCTCGAGACTGTCGGTTGCCCGGTCGAACCCGGCGCCGTTGTCGGCCAACTGTCCGATGACCGAATCCGCATGCACCGTCGTCGGGAAGTCGGTATCGGCCGCGATCTTGACGAGGTGGTCCAGGTTCTGCGCCACGAGCGCATCGTTGGCCTCGGACTGGATCTGGGCCGCGGCGGTCGCGTTCCAGGTGACGTTGGAATCCGACTTCGGCACCTTGGCGAGCTCGGCGGCGGTCGCGAGCGCGGTCAGGCCGGCGCCGGCCGCCCCAATGTCATCGGTCTGGGCTTCAATCGCGGCGATGTCGGCGCTGACGCTGGCGCCGGCCGGCGTGCCGAGAATCGCCAGGACCGCATCATCCGCACTCGCCAGCGCAGTCGCCAGCTCCGCATTCGTCGGGAGATCGTCGACGCTGGCCTGAGACGCCCGCGTCGTCAGCCCGGCTCCGGCTGCGCCAACCTGCTCGGACACGTAGCGCAAGGCTTCCGCCAGCGACACGGCATTCCCGGCTGCGGCAGCCGAGGGATACGTGGGCACGCCAGCCGACCCGACCAGGGTGTTTACGATCTGCTTCACGTACTGCATGATCGTGTCGCTCGTCGTCGGGTCGCCGTCCACGGCCGCGTCCGCCAGGGCGCCAAGGACCGACGCCAGCGCCACGTTGCCGGTGATGCGGCCCAGGAAGGTATCGAGGTCGAGGCCGCCAGCGTCCGAGATTGGTAATCCACCAGCCGCATCGGCTGCGGCATTCGGCAGCGAGGTCAGCCCGAGCCGCACCGCGTCCTGCAGATCCACGTCGAGCAGATGCACGTAGCAGCCGATGACGATCATGCCGGTGACCGTGCCGCCGACCTGCACGCCGTTGGCGCCGGTCGCCACCGCCGCATCGGGCAGGTCCAACCGGTAGTACCCGTCGCCGATGTGCAGGATGCCGCCGTCCGAGTGGGCGTCGTTCAGGGCCGAGAGGGTCGCCTCGGTGATGCTCGTCTTGACCGCGCCCTCACGCCGGTACCAGAGGTCAATACCGGTCGTGTTGAAGACGACGCCCGTCTCGGGCGTCCCATCCGCCGAGTCGATGATGCGAATGACGACCGACTGGTCGGTCAGCCCCTTCTTGATGGCCCGCATGTCAGGCGCCCGTGCTCTGCGACCCCGCGATGACGCCGAGACTCACGAGCCCGCTCTCGAGCGCGTTCTGGGCGTTGGTGATGATGGTGTTCACCGACGTGATCTGCGCGCCGGACAGCTGCACCTGGCGGTAGAAGTCCAGCTGCGTCACCTCGATTGTCAGCACGCCCGTCGAGTTGTTGATCCGGAGCGTGCCCGTGATCGGCTGCATCTGCGGACTCCCGGTGGCCGTGAGCTTGATCACGCCAGTCACCAGTAGCGTGCTCGGGTCCAACGTGAACGGACCTATCACCAGGCGGTTATAGGGGACCGGCGCGCTGCCGCCGAGCACGGAGTTGATCTGGGGAGGCGTCGTCAGGGTGATCACGTTAGGCTGCCTTTCCGAGAGCGCGACCGATGATGAACTGCTGCCGCTGCCGGGCCTGCTGGGCGTGCTCGGGCCGGAATGACCGGGCGCTCATATGCTCATGGGCCAGCATCTGGCGCACGACTCCGCCACCACCACCCGCCGCGGCCTTGAAGGTCGCCACGGCCGCCGCAACGCTTCCGTCAGAGGCGGCAAAGGTGAAGGACGGATTTCTCGCGGTCGCCGTGGTTTGGATTTGATACGACGAGCCAAAGCCCACGCTGGGTGCCGTATTCGGTCCATGATGCACCAGCGTGAAACTGGCGCTGACCGCCGTCACGTCCTCGACGTTGGTCGAGGCGAACGCGACGAGGAGTTCGTTGTCTTCGGACGGCGTCACGGACCCGGTCGCGAGCGACGACACGGTGACGGCACCCGCGCCATTTTCCTGATCGAAGGGCGAGGCGAGCTTCACGCCAGAGAACCCGAAGACCGTCACGACCGGATAGATCGCAACACCACCACCAGACACCGTGAACGTATGCCCACTCCCAACGGTCGGGCTCACGGTGTAATAGATCCGCATCCTGGACCCGACGCCCCCCTGCTGTAAGGTGAGCGCCGTCCAGGAATTCGACTTGGAATCACTGATCGCCGGCGCCGTGCCACCGTACGAATGGGCACCCAGCACCAGCAGATCCACGCCGGAGGTATTAATGGCATCCGAGGTGACGATGGTGATGTCAGAATTGACCTTGAAGGTGTCCACGAGCAACGAGAACGCCATCAGCCGACCTTCTCGCCAGCGGCGAGCATCGTGTGCGGTCGAATGAAGATGTTCCCGCTAACCCACTCTGGCTTCATAAGTTGCTCGGGGCCACGACATTCGCAATGAGGGAGTAGGCCAACCTACGCAACCGCCTCAGCCACCCGCCACCCGCGTGCCGTCGGCCGCACCAGGCCGTCCTGCCGCATCTCGCTCAACGTCACACGGAACGTGCCCTCGGTGAACACCCCGCCGCAGACGTGCTGATGGGACGCAATCTCGGCAACCGAGCAGGGCTGAAACAAGTGCAGCACCCGCAGCGCGACATCCCGCGCCCGCAGACCGCCCGTCCGCTGCAGGTGCTGGGGCGCCGACGCGCGCCGCTTCGCCGCCTGCCACTGCCGCACGCGACGCGGGATGGGATCAGCGACCTTCACAGGCGAACACCAACAAGATCTTCTTGTTCGGGATGTCAGGGAAGGCGATGAGCTGTCGCCAGCCCCAGACCAGCATCTGCCAGATGCGCTCGGCCTGCTTCTGCCGGTCGGCGGCCGAGTTCGGGTCCAGCGCGTTGTAGCCGTGGATGATGGAGCCTGTGGGCCGCTCGGTCGTGGCTGTCGTCCCGGGTGGCGCATAGAGGCAGGGAGCGCCCACCGTGATGACTGCCGCTGCGCTGGTGGCCCGTGCCCCGTTCGCCCCTTCGGCCGTGATGCGGAACTCCCGGCGCCCGGGTGCCGTCAGCGTCACCGGCAGCAGGATCTGCCAGTCGCGCCACACGTCGAGCGGCTGCCACTGGCTCACGGGCTGGCCGTTCTCCGTCACCAGATACATGACCGTCGCCGCGCCATCGGGATGGTCAGCCGCCAGCCGCACGGTCTGGCCGACCTTGTAGTCCGTCAGGCGCACGGGTGGGTTGTCCTGCGCGTGGAGCCCCCCGCAGGCGGCCACGACCAGTAGCAGCGCCAGGGCGAGCCGCATCAGACCTCGTCGGGTGGCGGCGGAGGCGGGATCTGGCCGCCGGGCGCGACCGTGTCATCCCCGAGCTTCTTCGCCTTCGCCGCGAGATCCTCGACCATCGCCGTCACGGCCTCGAACTGCGCCATCTCCGCCGGGGTCAAGCTCTCCGGCTGCGGCAGGTTCGCGATCGCCGCCTGGAGCTCGGTCACGTCCTCCGCGATCTCGGCCTGCGCGGCGGCCTGGATCGCGGCCGCGGCTTCCAGACGCGTCAGCTTCGCGCGAATGTCGTCAAGCTGGCCCATGATGTGTCCTAACTCTGGGAGGTGCACGTGGATGTGCGTGTCCACACAGCAGGCAGTATGTGACGGCGTAGGTCCAGCAGGAGCACCTGACTCGCCGAGATCTCGGATCTACCGACGCGCGGTAGTCGAGATGTCGGTCTTCGTGGCTTTCGGGAGATAGGTCATTCCACGTGGAACGAGGCGGTGCACGTGCTCGTGTGTGATGTAGTGCGCGCCGCAGGCGTCGCAGCAGCGGAGGCGATCGGAGCCGCGCGAATCGAGCACGCGGCTGATGGCGTGCTGGCAGGAGGGGCAGCAGATCTTGGCGGCGCTGCGGCGACGTGGTGTCACCTGGTGACCTCCAGCGAGATCGCCGGGCCACCGCACGCTGGACAAGGCCTCGGCAGGCCTGCCATCAGGAACCGGAGGCGGCACCGGCAGCAGCGATACCGGGACGGGTCCTCGCGATGCGGCTCGCGCGGCGGGCGCCCGGCCCACGGAAAGCGCGAGCCGCCTCCGCCGCGGCCGATCGAGCGGAGGATCGTGCTGCGAGGGATCGCCATCAGCGGGCCTTCCTGGCCTTCTGCCGAGGCGTAGCCTTTTCCGGCTTCGTACACGCGTGGCCGACGTTCGGCTGAATGAGCACACCGCAGAGCGGACACGACATGCCGGCCATCGTGGTGAAGATCTGGCAGTGGGCGTAGGTGGTCGACGTTCTTCGCCATCACCGCTCCAGGAACAGCACCGGCAGGGCCACCGCTCGCCCTGGCTGTGGATAGTCAATCAGGCCGAGCGATCGCAGCGACCCAAGGTTGTTGAAGTAGCCGCCCGAAGTTGGCGAGACGCCGATCTCCTTGGCGAGCTCGTCCTTCTCGACCGAGTTCGGATACTCCCGAATCAACGCTTCGACGATGCGCCACTTCGCCGGAGGGAGCTTGGCCGCGATCGCCTCGTGCAGTTCCTCGGTCGTCGACGGCACGCCATCCGTGCTCGCGACTGCGGTCCCTGCCTCGGTGAGCGCCACGGTCCCACCGGAGGGATAGTCGATGTACCCCTCCGACCGAAGGCCGCCCAGGTTGTTGAAGTACCCGCCGCTGGTGGGACTAACGCCCACGATGAGTGCGAGCTGCGTCTTGTCGGCCGGCGCGACGCCGATGCCGTGGAGAAAGGCCAGGCCGTTCAGGATCTTCTGCTTCGCCGGCGGGAGCGTGCCGTGACCGTTCGTGCTCACCCGCGCCAGAGGAGCAGGCCTGACGGTTCGCACGTCAGGACGAACCCCGCTCCCCTGGCCACGCTGCTGCGGTGGTGGGGTATGTCGTGGCGCCGGCGCAACCTGGCGGGTCTTCTCGATCGCGGCCGTGATGCCGTCCACGATTGCGCGCAGGTCCGTCAGCGGCTTGTCGGTCTTGAGTTCTGCGGCCTCGATGGTCTGCTGCAGCCGGTCGTGATAGCCCATGATGGCCGCGACGGCTCGCTCCACGAGCTGCTCGGCGCGCTCGAGCTGCCCATCCTTGAGCACCGGAACCTCGACGCGTTCCGCCGTCGTCGGCGCCTGGACGGGTGTGGACTTCAGCTGCTTCTCGAGCTCGCCGATCCGCTTCCGCAGCTCGCGCGGGTCGTCCGCCTTCGCCTTCTCGATCGTCGCGGCGATCTGCTCCCCGAGCTGCGCCAGGTCCGCCGGCGCCAGCGTCTTGGGCCTGACCGTCCTACCTTTCCCGCTGGGCGTCACGCTCGCGTCGTACGTGTCTCGCGTGGAGATGTGCACGGGCGTGGCGAGCCGTAGCCACTGCGGGGACCACACAAGCGCGTGCCCAACCGCGAGCTTGGGCAGCTCCTGAATCATCGCGGCGCCGGCCGTCGTGTTCTCGGACGTCCACCCCGCGATCGCCTTCCGCTCCTGGGGCCCGTTCGTCTGGAACGCGAGGAGGACTTCGACCTGATTAAGGACGTCCTTGTTGATCGCCTGTGGTCTCTGCGAAATGAGCGACGTGCCGATGCCGTAGTTCCGCCCAACCTTCCCGATGTCCTCGAACACGCCCACCATGCGCGCCTCGTCCCCGCGCACGAGCTGTGGCAGGTAGGCTTGCGCCTCTTCGATGAACAGGTGGCAGGCAGTACGGGCCGTTTTCTTTCGATGGAAGAACTGCTCGGCGAACGCCGTCGCGAACCGGGTGCGCTCGGCCTTCCGGAAGTGCATCACGTCGAGCACGACCGAGATGTGCCGGTCCACGACCAGATCGGCCATCAGAGCGCCGCTCTCGGGCTTCAGGTCGACGTCGGCGTGCTCGCCCCCGAAGATGTAGACGTCCGGGAACCCGATGTCCTTACCGTTGGCGGCCAAGCGGAGCGACCACCAGATCCCGACCCAGTCGAGCGCGATGATCTGCGCGCCGGCGCCGAGGAACAATTCGGCTAGGCGCATCGCGGCGTAGCTCTTCCCGGACCCGCTCCGTCCGATGAAGCCATACTTCTGCGTGACGGCCTCGTCGCCGGGCAGCTTCAGGGTGTCAGCAAGTCTCAACATGCGATCGCAACCTCCGGGCTGATGCGCACGAACCGCAGCCAGTGAACGTCCTCGGTCGTCAACAGGAAGCCCTCCGGAAAGACCGGCGCGTCCTGCCGCCGCGGCGTGAAGGCGTCGGACCCGCATCGCAAGCACATCAAGTAGGAATCCCTGAACGGCCCGCTCTCGTAGTGGCGACCAGGCACCAGGGTGCGACCAGCGCCGCACGCGAAGCAGTAGACAGTGCCGGTCATCCTCACCTCGTCAACGGTTTCCGGTGCCGCTTGATCACCCGGGGATCACGTGTCGGTCGACCCTTCGTGCCAGCCAGCGCCCGGGCGCCAGGCTTGAGCTCGGAGGCCTCGACGATCCGCTGCGCCTGCGGGAAGCGCCGAGGCACGGAACACACCGGGCATTGCGGATCCGCACACCCTTCGATCGCGCAGCTCGCCATCAGTCGCAGAACTCTCTGCCGTACGCCTTCCAGTGCAGCCATCCGCGCCGGGTGATGAAGCCCCACTCGCGCCGGTATCGCCACCGGAACACGAGCGTCCACGTCGGCCGCTCCAATTCCAACCGGTGCCGCCATTCCGCTGGCCGATACAGGACGGAGAACCTCCGTCGCCATGTGCGCCGTTCACCGGCCGCGACAGGGTGCCATTCCCAGTACCCGCCGCTCAGCAAGATCGTGACGAACGACCAGGGATGATCGTGGAACGCGCGATCCTCGTCGCTCGCCTGCAGGTGATGCAGGTAGATGGCGAACACGGGAGACTCGAACAGGTAGTACCTGGTGAGCAACGGCCCGCGCGAGGCGGTGCAGGACCAGATCACGCGCCGACGCGGCCACCCGTGAACAGACTGATCGTGGAAGCTGCCGCCGTCTGGGCGACGGCCAGCGGTCTGGGTTGTAATTATCATAATAATTACGCCAGCCGGCTCACGCCAGGCAGCCGGCTCGCAATCTTGGTGGCGCTCATCTCGGGCCGCTTCTGCTCGGCTTCCTGATTCAACTGCTCCCTACTCTTCCCGACCCACCAGGCGTCGCCGCGCTGGGTGGTCGTCGCTGGCTTCTGGACGCGGTGCGCGGGGTTCTCGCGTCGCGGTCGGCCGACGGGTGCGGCCGGCGGCACGTCAGCCGCATCCGGATCCGCATCGTCGTCGTCCTCGTCGACGGTCTCGAGATCCTCGAACGACTCATCGGGTTCCTCCGCCTCGTCCAGATCGATCGGCGCCGCGGCGCTCACCAGGTCAGGGCGCCTCCTTCGCCGGCTTCTTCCCAGCTGCACCGAGGTGCCACTTGCTCGACGCGGTGGCGCCGACCCGGTGGATGCGCCCACTCTTGGCCAGCAGCTTCAGCGCCGCCTTGACGAAGTAGACCGAGCGCTTCACGGCGTCACCGAGCGCCTTCGTGCTCAAGGGCCCCTTCGCCTGCAACTGCGCGAGGATCTGCTGACCGAGCGTGTCGGCGGCGCCGTCGACGTCAGGGGCCGCGGTCATCGGCGGGCGCCCCACGCCCCTCCGCGCGACGACGGGCTGAGAACGCCCCCCCCCCCGCACTTTTCCGCATCGTGCTCGCCACGGCGGCGCCGGTGTTCAACGCGCGCAGCGTGTCGATCGCCGCGGTGAGCTGGTCGCGCTGGCGCTCCATCTCGGTGATGGCGGCCGCGATCGTGTCGTTCATGCTGCTGACTCCCTGGCGAGCTCGTCGCGCTCGCGCTTCGTGACTACCTCAACGCCCGGCCGGCAGAGCCCGCCGCCGCACTTGTCCCAGATCAACCAGGCCGCCGAGACCGAATCCGTCTTGCCGTTGCCGCGGAAATCGTGCCGCGGCATCACGATCAGGCGCGTCGGCGGATGGAGCTGCAGCCATGGACCCCGCTCCTCCGTCGGCTCCAGCCAGGAGAGCCGGAGCAGAAGGATCAGGCCGACGTCGACGGCCTCGAGGGCCTGCGCTGCAATGTCGAAGGCCTGGTCGAAGGGCGGATTCGTCACGCAGACCGACAGCCGTCCCGTCAGCCGAAATGCGTCCCACGTCGTACCCTGTCGGGCATCGAGCGTGAACTCCGGGATCGCCGGCGGTCGGATGACGATGTCGTTCGTCAGGACGTCGAGGCCGGCCGGCAGCTCGCGCACGATCGCCCCGTCGCCGCAGCACGGCTCGACCAGGCGCGCGCCAGCCCACGTCAGCTGCACGCGCCGGCGGAGCGCTCGCGTCATGAAAGAAGGCGTTGGGTAGAAGTCCTCAGACCGGCGCGCCGAGGGATCGACGTCGAGCATAGACGGCTGGCTCACGATGCGCAGCCCTCGAGCGACGCCGCATCAACGGCCCGCTCGATCCACCGCGGTGGCAGGCCCGGCGCGACCGGGCAGTTGAACCGGATCCGGACACGCGTCGGCGTCATCCCGATGACCGCGGCAGAGACGCGGCCGTCTGGCTCCACCGCGGGCTCGTAGCCATACGTCCCCTTCCCCGGGCGGTAGCGGACGCGCTGCCCCACCACGAACGCCGACGGATCACCTTGAGGCCTGGCCATGACTACCGCCTACCGCTTCTTCCCAGCGGCCTTCTTCTTGGCCTTCGCCGGCGTCTTCGCTTCAGGTGGAGCCGTTCTCGGCCGCCCGCGCAGCTTCTTCGCGAGCATTGGCCCGTACACGCCGGCGGCGTCGTCTGGATGGGTGTCCTCGTCGAGGAAGTAGAGCGCCAGCAGGCACTCCTCCTGCTTCGTCACGAGGAACGGCCGCAGAGACTCCAGGACGCGCCGAAGGTTACGCATCTCGCAATACCAGCGAAATGCTGGCTTCCGTGGCGGCCGCGGCGTTGTCGATCGAATGATGCCGGCAGCGACGGACCGCTGGAACATCTCAACGCTCCGCATGTCCGTCATGACCAGCCGAAGGTTCAGGCGAAGCCTCGGTTCGGGCCGGCTCTGTCGATGGATTGATATTGAGCCCTCTCCATCGAACAGACCGGCTGCCCAGGCGAGCTGGACAGGGCTGGGCTTCATCGCGCCGATCCCTTCTTCGCGCCCTTCGAACGCTCGGCCCAGTACTTCTTCATGCGGTCCGAGATGGCCTTCCTGTCCTTCGGCGTTTTCTTCGTCGCCGGCGCGGCAGCCTTCTTCGCCGCCGCCTTCTTCTCGGCCGAGACCTGCGCGTCCAGCTTCTTCAGGTCCACCTTGAATGGCGCCAGCGCCGCGGCGAATCGACTGGTTACGCCGGCATGTGATTGCTCCGCCAGCGCGATGAACGCGATCGCCGCCGCGATCTTGGCGTCCGGGATGGTCCGGATCTGGTCGTCCGAGACCGAGTAGTGCTTCAGGGTCAACCCCGCGACCTCGGTGAGCGCCCGCTGCATGGCCGCGTCTACGATGTTGGCGCCGCGGGCGATCTCGCCGAGCACCAGGCGCCCGAGCCTTGGGTTGATGTCGGTGGGAGAGACGGCCTTCACCGCGGCGACCAGCGCCCGCACGACCACGATGTTCTGCCGCTCCCGCGCCGCCTTCTCGCGCGCGGCCGCGGCGAGCTCGCGCTGCCGGCGTGCCGCCGCCTTCTTCTTCTCCTCAGGCGTCACCGTCGTCCGCGTCGACGTCGACTCGTACGTCGGCCGCCGCTGTGTATGGGTAGGGCACTTCGGCGTGACGCAGACGGTGAGGACCTGGCCGCGGCGATCGCCCAGGACCACCACGCCCTGCACGGCGCAGGCCTCCTTCGCCTTCGCCTCACGCCAGCTGTTGTTCGAGAGGATCGCCGGCGCGCCCTTCTTCTTCAGCGTGGGCACCTGCCAGGTGTCCGCCAGATGCACCAGCGTCGTGCCGGCGCCGGCCGCCTTCGCCGCGGCGGTAGCCACCTCGGGGAAGAGCTCGGCGGTCTCGGCGGCGTCGACTTCGATGGCGACGGTTTGGCGCACCCACTCCTCGAGCTCGTGAATGGGGTTCAGGACCTTCTCGTGTGCGCCCGACCTCCACAGGTTGTCGAAGCACTCGGCGAGTGCCTTCGCCTGCAGCGCTGAATCCAGTCGCGCGATGATCTGCGCGTGCCCGGCCGTGATGCGATCCTCCAGGAACGCCGCGCGGACGTCCTCGATCAGCCGCAGGAGCGTCAACCGGTCCTTGATCGCCCGCTCCGACTTCCCGAGCTTCGCGGCGACGGCGGCCGCCGTGTAGGCCTTGTCCGCCTTCATCAGGCGCTCGATGCCGAGCGCTTCGTCCAGCGGGTGGATGTCGTGGCGCTGCAGGTTCTCGAGAATGGCGAGCTCGATGGCGACGGCGTCCGAGGCCTCGCGCACCGTCACCGGCACCGTGGCCAGACCGACGGTCTTCGCCGCCCGGAAGCGCCTGGCGCCGGCGATGATCTGATAGTGGCCGTTCAGCGCCCGCACGACGAGCGGCTCGATGATGCCGTTGGCCTTGACGCTCGCGGCCAGGCCCTCCATGTCGCCCCAGTGGCGACGGGGGTTGTTCGGGAACTCCCGGAGCTGCTCGAGCGCGAGCTCGGGCTGCGGGGCGACAGGGATCAGGCTCATGGGTCAGAAGCTCCTGGGTGGAAAGCTGAATACCGAATGCCGAATGCCGAATCGAATCAGTGCGCCGTCGCGCCGGCGCCGCTCGAGCGCACCGGCTTCGCATCCTTCGACTGCCGGCGCGCGTCCTTCTCGACCTCGTCGAACAGGCCCGGCGTGGCGTTCCCGGTCGTGATGAAGCGGGCCTTCGTGTAGCAGTCGACAATCTGCGCGAGCTGGTGCTCGTTCTCCGGCGCCAGCGTGGCCGTGAACACCATCCGCCAGGTCGAGGTCTTCTTCGACCGGCGCGCGTGGAAGGGTCCGATCTTCGCCTCGTCGATGACGAACGAGGCCTCGCCCTGGTCGGGCGCCATGCGGACTGCGATCTGCTGCGGCCGGATCGGGAGCCGGAAGGTCGCGCCCCCGAGCTTGCTGGTCACCTCGGCGTCGGTGGCCGTGAAGAGCATGCGCCGTACGAACTCGTCGAGCTCCTTGGCCAGCTCCTTGGTGAACGGGCTGATCTCGAACGTGATCTCGACGAGGCCGATCTCGGCGTTGTCCTTCGTCATCGTGCGGTGCTTGATGTCGGCGAATCTCACAGGGACGTGCTCGCGGTCGAACATCTGAAACCTCTCCTTCTCTAGAACCCCAGCTCGCGCTCGAGCGTTGATGGCGACACCGGCTCCGGCCGTGGGCCGCTTCGTTTCGGCACGATCTCGGTGACCGTGACCCTGGCGCCCGAGGCGCCGGCGACGTAGCACTTCCGGGCGGCGATCGTCACGACCTGGCTGTCGTCCTTGAACAGCACACCGGTCAGCGCATCCTCGGCGCCGCGCACCAGTTTCGAGAGGTCGGGCTTCGTGGTCATGTCCGGGCGCTTCTTCACCGACACGCTCTTCGGGCGCGAGAACCAGAATTCGATCTCGAGGACGACCGCCTCCGTGAAGAACTGCTCCCCCGCCACCCGCTGCGCCGCATCCCGCACGGCGCCCTCCCAGGACTTGAGCGCCTTGCTGTTGTCGGCGACGACGATGGCGCGCGGTTTGTGCCCGGCCTTCATCGCCACGAACCCACGGGCGGACCCCTTGGGCTTCGGGATCCCGAAGACCTGGAAGCTCACGGAGCGCGGCACCTCGAGCGGCAGCGCCGGCGCGGGCAGTGAACTCATTCGCGTTCTCCGGTCTGTCGCCGCTTGTAGTCGGCCTGGGCCCGCCTGGCGAGCTCGCCCGCTGTCACGAACCCGTGACCCAGGCGCTCCGTCTGCATCGGCAGCGACGGCTGTGGAACCACGAGAGACGCAGTGCCCACATCCGCCGGTGGTTGTTCACCGAACCGCTCTCGCATGCACTCCTCGCAGCGCACCAGGCCCGAGCTAAAGGTCGCGTACGTCTGCCCTGCTCCGATGGCTCGGTCGCACCAGCCACAAGGCGAGACCAGCCCGTTCGGCGGCACGATCGACCACGTCATGACGCGGCCTGCTTCAGCGGAAACCGATCCGGATTCGCCAACCTGAACGAGCACATCCGATGCTGATGGCACGGCTCGACGTGGGGACACCGCCAGGCATCACCGGTTGTGGTCGCTGCCGCTAGACGCTCGGCCGGTGTCGGCCCTGACCGCTGCGGCATCGCAGCTCGTCCAGAGTCCACCGTCCGCGTCAGCCAGTTCACCAGGAACCGCGCCATGCCCTTGTCCGTCTTCCGTCGCCCTGGATTGACCCGTAGCCACGCCAACGCCGCACGGCACTGCGCCAGGATGTCCAAGCCCGGAAACGACGTCGCCCACTCGGCCACCTGGGCCTCGAGGAGCTGCCACGTCTTCCCGCCCGTTCCCACGACGGGGAACTCGAGCACGACACGGGCCTCAGAAAGCCCTCGTATCGCCGGCTCGGAGTCGCGCAGCGGCTCCGGGCTGATCTCTCTCCCTTTCCCTTCCGTTCCTTTCCCTTCCGTTCCTTTCCCTTCCGTTCCTACGCTCTGCGCAGTGACGAGTCCGTCACTGTCCAGTGACGCGCCTGTCTCTCCCGGCGCATCTACTTGAGGCGGAGGGATTTGGCTCTCTGGCTCGTCATCGCGCGGTCGCTGGTGCTTGGCGAATGAACGGATTTGCAGATAGCCGCGACCGTCCGGTCCGACGTACCGCCTGATGAACCCGGCGGCCGCCAGGCTCCTCAGCGCGTCGTCGAATTCCACGTTGTCGTACGGCAGAATCTGCACCTTCAACCTCGCCGGCCGATCTTCCAGTCGACCCGCCTTGTCCGCGTGACACCACAACCCTTGAAACGCCAACCGGAGCAACGCGGGCAGCGCCGCGATCTGCTCGTCCGTGAAGAACTCTGGTTTGATGCTCCGAATCCGGGCCATCGGTCTCGGCCGGTCCTACTTCGTCGCCGACACCGCGACCCGCTGGCCGAAGATCTTCAGCAACCGGAGCTTCTCCGTGAGCGTCGCGCGCTGATACTTCGTCCGTCGCTTCGACCACTTCCGCTGTGCTGCCAGTCCCATTGGAGACATCCCTTCGGTATCGACGCTCGCGTGGACCGAGCCACCCTCGGCTCAGACACTCAGGCTTTCAGCTCGGCGCGCATCCTGGTCTGAAACCGCCGACGAGGCAGCCACGCGAAACTGGTAAAGAGCGGCCGTCTCTCCGGCCTGTCCTCCCGTGCGACCCGACGCGGGTTAGGGAGCGCGTCGGCTCACCAGCAATCAGATGCGTCTGACAACGCTGCTGGCTGCACCTCGATGTCTATCTGCCTGATGGCGCGAAATGGAAACGCCCGTCAGCGGAACCTGACTGCACGCCGCCGGTCTCCTCGTCATCGCACTCCGACACCATCAGGCATCTCGTCGCGGGCGCCGGTCTCTCACCGGCATGCGGTAGGCGCGTCGACTGCTTTGGAGTCCGGCATGCAGCGCTCGCTACACTTCACCGTTACCGCCGCGCCCGCTGGCGTGTCGCCAGTCACCACCCGCGTATCCTTCAGAACTCCGATACCGACACCGCGTCCAGCGCCATGACGCGCTCAGGACAATCCCCTGGGCCGATGTTGCAGAAGCGACAGGTCTCACGGCTCGGGCTCTTCGCCGGCGGCGTCTCGCCTGCGATCACTTGAATCATCCGGACGATCGCGTCCGTCTTTGCCGGCGTCAGGTCCGCGGCCGTCACCGTCACCGTCGATCCGTGCGCGTACCGCACTTCCCCCTCGAGCTCGCCCACCAGGTCACGCCTGGCGCGTTGCAGCGCCCACAGGTAGATCAGGACCTGCCAGACATCGCTGTCGCGCGGCTGCCCGGTCTTCCCGTCGACCACGCGCACCCGCGCTGGCTGCGCGGCGTACGCCTCGAGGCAACCGACCAGGTCCGGCTTGCCGGCGACGACCGCGGTGCGCCCCTTCAACTTGAAGGCGTTCTCTTCCTCGACCGCGCAGACCCAGCCGACCTCCTCGAGCTCCTGGCGGATGTGCAGCATCAGCGCGGTGTGCTGACGGTTCCACTCGACCAGGTTCGCGGCCTGCTCTTCGAACTTCGCGTAGGACATGCGCGACCGGAACCAGGGCGAGTAGAGGCAGCCGCCGCCGGCGAGCGCCTTCGCCAGGTGCGTGGTCCAGATGTAGGGTGCGCCGTGGCGACGGGTGGCCATCAGCGGGCCGCCTCCACGGGCTCGTCCCACTCGGCGCGCACGCCAGGCCGCAGCTCCGGCAGGACCACGGGCTTCGCCTTGACGCGCAGCGGCTGCCGGCAGCGCGGACACATCGCGCGTCGCGTCCACCAGACCTTGCAGCCCTCGCACCACAGCTCGCCGGCGATCGGCGCGGGCTCACGGCGCTGCGCGACGACAGACCCGATGGCCGGCACGTACTCGTCGAGCACCTGCTGACACCACCGCACGATCCGATCGGCGCTCGCCCCGCGGACGCCGTCCCAGACGCCCGCGTAGTCCGGCCCTGCGTGCCGGCCGCGCGTGTGAAAGCTGACCTGCCCGGTCGGGATGTCGACGTAGAGCACCCATTCGAAGCCGGGTGTGGCGTCGTCGCGGCCCCACCCGAAGGGGAGACTGGCGCCATCCGCCATCGCCAGGACGGTCGAGAGATTCCCGATCGCCCAGTCCTTCCGCCCGTAGGCCATGGAGCGATACGAGCCCTCGCCGCGGACGCCGCCGCGGTAGACCTTGGCGCGCTCCGAGGCCTTCGACGCGCGCAGGAGATTGACCGCGATCTCGCCGACGGGCCCGCGTTGCATCAGCTGGGCATAGAGCGCCTTCGTCGCCCCGCCATCCGAGCCGGCGAAGATCTCGGCGACGTTCACGAGCCCACCCTCGCGCCGTCTTCAACCCACGCGAACTCGGCGACGGGGAGATGCTTCCGGCAGGTCGTGCAATACGTCGACCCGTAGAAGTGCTGGTCCCGCGCGTACGTCTCGCAGAGCTCGAGCCCCATCGAGGTGACGGCCCCGCAGCCCCGCCCCACCGCGTCCAGCTCCGCCTGCGTCCAGAAGCGCCCGGTTGCCGGCGACGATGACTCCGGGTAGATCTCGAACGCGACGTAGGCCTCGGCGGCGAACCGCGCGCGCTCGTCCGCCGTCAGCTCCCGCATCGGGTGCGCTGGGCCTACTGGCCCGACGTGGCGGTACGATCGGCGCAGCGGCCGAACAAAGCCCTTCGCACGTTCCGACGCGGAGAGCACGAGATACACCTCGTGCTGGTCACGCGGCTCGGCGTCGGCGCCGTGGCCGAGGCGCGGGTCGTTGGGATCGGTCGTGAGGCCCATGGTCAGTGCTCCTGATGCCCGCGATCGGTGCGCTCGCCGCGCCGGTATTTCTCCGCGAACGGTTCGGTGATCTGGACGCCGGCGGCCCGCATCTGCTGGATCACGGCCTCCCGGTCTGCGCCCTGAAAGATCACGATGTCCTTGACGAGCTGCGGCGCGTGCGGGGGATTGACGTACTCGAGCGTCCGGCCGCTGCGCAGCGTCTCGATGTCGCTGTCGACGAGGGCCAGCATGAGCACGCCGCGTTCGCCGAACATCACGAGCATGCGACCGCTCCCTGCAGCACCTGGCTGACGCCGTTCACCCGCGCGAGCCGCACCACGGACACGCCCGGCACCGCCGGGACGTCGTCCTCGGTCGCCTTGATGACGATCGCCTGCCGGTCCGAATCCGCCTGGACCCAGCCGAAGAGGATGCTCGTGCACGTCGCCCGGATCGCCGCGTCGACGAGCCACTCGGCGTTGTCGAGCACCACCAGGTGCAGGCCGGAGAGCTCGGCGATCGCCAGCTGCAGGCAGAGCCCGACGCGGAGCCGCTCAGACGTCGAGAGCCGCGCGGCCGATCGCCCGTTCACCACCACCAGCCAGGGGTCGAGCTGCACGTCGAGCCGATACCCGAAGCGCTCGAGCGGCCCGTTCACCCGCGCCAGGAAGTCGGTCAGCGCGCCGGCGATCGCGTCCAGCTGCGCGCCCTTCGGCCCGAGCTGCGCCACGGAGGCCTCGAGCGCCTCGAGCTCCTTGGCCAGGGCCGTCGCCCTCGCGGCCGCCTGGTGATACGCCGTCCACCGCTGCGCCTCAGTGCGCGCGTCGGCGATCGTCCGGTCGCCCTTCGTGATGCGCGCCTGCAGGGCCACGAGTCCGGCAGGTGGCTCGCCTTCCGTGCCCGCGTTCGCCAGCTCGGTGTCGAGCTTGGCCAGCTGCGCCAGGACCTCGGTCAGCCGCTCCTGGTCCGCCTGGAGGTTGCGGAGCGAGGCCTCGAGGCTGCGGCGTTTCGCCTCCAGGAACGTACGCTGCCCCTCGATGACGGATCGATCCTGGGCGCGCCGCTGCGCCGCGTCCGTGCGCGTGCTCGCCTGGGCCTCGAGCAGATTCAGCCGGCGCGTGGCGGTGTCGAGCGCGCGCTCGATCTGCTTGATGGCCTTCGGCAGGTACTTGGCCCGCCCGTCGAACTCGGCCGCCGGCGTCAGGCAGGGCACGTCAGGATCGAGCACGCACCCCTTCTGCGGATCGCGCCCCTTGATCGCCTCCGCGCTCGTGGTGAGCAGACGCAGGCGGCCGCGTTCGTCGACGAGTTGCTGCCGCAGGGTGGTCATCTCCTGGGCCTCGTCCGCCGGCGTGACCGCCTCGAGGGGTTCAGGGGCGACGAGCTCGCGGAGCTTGGCCTCGAGCTCGTCGAGCAGGACGTTGGGGTCGCCCGCCTGCCGGACACGGCCCTCGAGATCTTCACGCTCACGATCGAGCGTCACCCGTTGACTCACTAACGCCTGCCGACGGCCGCGGGCCTCGGCCCCGTCCGCCAGGATCGCCTTCTCCTGCTCCCGGAGCTGCTGGAGCTGCGCCTCCAGGCTGGCGACGTCGTCGGCCGACAGCTCGACGCCATCCGGCCTGGCCGGCACGCGGTGGTCCTTGACCTGGGCCTTCTTCGCCTTGCGGTCCTCGAACGCCGCCCCGTACCGGTGCGTCAGCTGCGCCAGCGTGAGCTGCTCCTCGCCGATCGGCACGCGCACGTCGAGCAGCTCCATCAGGAACGCCTTCGCCGCGGCGTGGTCGGTGTCGAGAAACGCGTGCGAGGCGACGACCGCCTGCAGGGCCGTGGGGCTCATGTCGAGCCGCTGGTACAGGACGGCCTGCGCATCCGCATGCGCCGACCCGAGCTCATCCAGGCTCAGGTGGACCTGACCGCCCGCGTTCACCGTACGCGTCAGCCCCCACCGCTCGCGCACCTGCAATCGCACCCGCGCGGCCGTCGCCCCCTCAGCAATCAGCGCCTGGGCCCCGCGGCCGCCACCATCGACGCCGCGGGCGAACCGGCCGGTCAGGCCCCAGAGGATCGCCTCGGCTAGGGTGCTCTTGCCGCTGGCGTTCGGGCCGACGATGAACGTGATCGGCGCATCGAACGCGACCGTCGTCTTCGCGTGCGAGCCGAACGCGGTCAGCTCGATCTGTCGGAGTAGTGCCCCGCTCATGCCTCGATGACTCCTTCCTCGAGCGCCGGCGCCACGTCGCCGACTTTCCGCACGCGGTACTCGGTGCCCGCCTTCACCTCGCCCAGCGCCTCGAGGGCCGGCGCGACGTGCCGGTAGCGCACCTGGGTCAGATAGGGCTTCAGGGCGGTCTTGCTGACAGAGAACGTGGCCTGGACGCCGTGCTGCGCGAAGACCTCGAGGACGCGCGCGATCGGAAACGTGACGCGCTGCGTCGGCCGGGGGCCGAACTCGACGCCGTTCAGCCGCACCGGGCCCTCGAAGTCGGTGAAGCTCTCCAGGGCGCGCCGGCGGGCGGTGGAGGCCTGCTCGAGCGCCAGGTATTCCCCGAGGACGCGCTCGGCATCGCCGCGGGTCTGGAGCCGCACCGGGTGCAGCACCGCGTCGTCGGCGACCGGGCACGCGATGTCGCAGTACTGGCAGGTCTCCCCTGGGACCGGCGGCCACTCGTCCAGCTGCAGCGACGTCGCGATCCCCGCCTCGAGGATGGCGAGCTGCTCCTCGTGCCGGTCGATGTCGGCCTGGGTGAGCTCGACATGCACGAGGATGCCCCACCGCACGAACCACAGCGTGAAGCGGTAGGTCGAGAACCCGGGCCAGACCTTCCGAGCGCGTGCGCTGTACATGGCCACCTGGAACGCGCTGTTCGCGGCCTCCTGGTTGAGCACGGCCCAATGGGTCTTCAGGTCCGTGATGTCGAGGACGTCGCCGTACACGCGCACCAGGTCCGGCTGCCAGTCGTACTCGTCGTCGGGCCGCTCCTCGTGCATCAGCACGCTGTCGACGTCGAGATGGAACGTGGGCACGAACCGCGACCAGAGCTGGTCGACCTCCTGGAGAATCGCGAGCGGGACCTGCGAGGCGGCCCCTGCTTCCCGGAAGGCCTGCTGCGCTAGGTCAAGGTCGTCCTCGCACTGGTGCTGCAGGAGGAGGTCGACGTACCGCCGGAAGACCAGGTGGAAGGCCGTGCCTCGTCGCGCCGGCGCCGATTCGATCCGGCGGCCCTTCACGTACACCTCTCGGAAATGCAGCGGGCAGGCGTACGCTTGCAGCGCTGAACGCCGGCGGTACTTCCGATCGAGGACAGGCGCGCCAGACGTCATCTGGGCCCCTTCACGCGATACGCAGGCAGCCGCAACACGGCGGTGCGCATGTCGCGCATCCAGTTGTCGGAGCGCGCCAAACGACGGGACCCGATCATCCGAAGCACCGAGCTGCGCGACACCGTCATCACCGTCCTGCGCGAAGGCTTTATGGGTACGCTCATGGCCGTACGATCCGGGACTGCGGCGCCGCGGCCGCCACGAGGTCATGGACGTCGACGTCGAGCTCGGCCGGCGACTCGCGCCGCCACGCCTCCAGACACGACACGTTCGTGCAAACCGTGCACTCGGCATCCGCCCACGAGCAGCGGGCCACCGATGGTTCGATCAGGTAGCCGGCCGCCTGGTCGTCGTCCTGGACGACAATCGCGCACGCGCGTGCCTCCGAACAGCCGCAGTACCGGCAGATACCGCGCTGCACCGGCCGAGGCCCCTCGCGGAGCACGAGCAGGATGGCCGTCGCTTCCTCAAGCCGCCCGGCGGCGATCGCCTCGATGGCGCGGAGCTGCTGCGATGAACGGTCCATGGCAGCCCTCAGATCGAGAAGCGGCCCTGGCCGCC